AAGATTTTGTAACAGAGAGTGGGATAAGTATAGGCATCTCATCTAAAGATGAAGTTGCTATTTATCATAGCACTTTTGGAGGTGGTAACCTCATGCCTGATCTTATATATGATGACAACCGTTTGCCTGTAACAGGTGTGACTGGCTTAACAGCAGTTGCCAATGCCGATGGTAGACTAATGGCGTTTACAGATAATACATCATATGTCATACATGCTGAAGAAGTAGCAGGTATCATAGGCTTTAGGTTTGAGGATACAGTTGAGCTAGGTGTTAAAGATAAGAATGATGTAGCTAATATACAAGGTGGAGTTTGTGTTCATTCACAACATGGTATTTATATGACTAATGGATACAAATCAGAATCTGTTTCTGTACCCATTGATGATATAGTTATAGCAAACTATACTACAGGACGTATATATTACAATAGGTATAAACATGAAATCTATTATAAGCCGACCTCCTCAGAAGATCTTTATCGGTTTCGTATTAAGGAAGGTGTCTGGGAGAGAATTAATAAGACAATCACTATTGAGGAAATTAATACAGAAAAAGGAATTGAGGCTGTAGAATAATGGCAACAATATTATCAACAGCTAATGATGTACTAATTGATCTGAATGGTGAAATAGCTTATTTAGAAGATACAAAGGTATGGACATATGATGCTACAGATACCGAGCTTATAGGCGCGGCTGTAACTTTTAATGATTCAGATTTAGGACAACCAACATTAGAAAAACTTATTAATTTTGCTGATGCAGACTACATAGGAGCATTTGATTTATCATTTTATTATGATGGTACATTCATACATACTATGTCTTTCCCTACATCAGCCATAAGGACTACAGTAGATATAGATTTTCCATTAGTAAAGCGCAAAGCTCATACTAAAATACAGATTGTAGCTACCGCTACAGCAAAGACAACAAAGATTTACAGACTAGAAGTTGATTTTAGTCTTTTAAAAAGAAGGAGATATAATTAATGCCACTACCACTCATAGCAGGAGGAATTGCTATTGGATCAGGCATCGCCAGTATATTTTCTAATAAGGCTCAATCTGATGCAGTGCAAGAAGCTATTAAAAGAGCTAAAGCATTAGCAGCACAGGGACTTATTAGTCAAGATGATTTAGCAGATAGACTTAATTCTATTGACAGATCATTTAACCAGCGCTTAACATCTACGCTAAATACTACTGCTATTAGAAGCAGAGGATTAGCTAACAGAGGCACTGTGGGTGCAGCTGTAGCTGGTAATGTCGAAGGTGCTAGGCTTAGTGCACAAGAAAATGCAATAGGTCAAGCCCAAACAATTAATACTCAAATACGTAGCCAAATAGCTGGTATAGAATTACAAGGACTAGGCACTGGTGCTGATCCAGTTGGATCTTTTGTAGAGGGTGCTGCTGCTGCATTGCCATTGGTAAATGAAGGAGCTAAGTTCTTAGGTGATCGCCCAGTAGGAGGCCTACCTGATACTCCCCCAGGTGGAGCAGGCGCAGGTACTGGTACAGCAGGACCTAATAGATCTGGTGCTGGAGGTTTAGTACCCATTGAAAATGCTGGTAATTTTAACCCATTCTTAAGGCAACAGGGACAAAGATTTTCTAATGCAGGTGGAACTGGAAGTGATTTTAGTAATTTAGATTTTCTACCTAATGTAAGGTTTCCGTAATGGCAAGACAATTAAACGTACAACGTAGTTCAACAGGTAAGGTAGCTCAAGCTTTACAAGGTTTAACTTCATATCTCATGACTGAGAATGATAGGTTAGATGCTGAACAACAAGAAGAGCAGATCAATTTAGCTGCTCAAAGTATAGCAGAAGGTTTCCAGGCTTTAGGACCTAACCCCTCTATTGAGGCTATACAAAAAAGGAACTTTGAGTCCATATCAGAGGCAGCTAGCTTAGGAGCCTTAGGTGAAAACATGCCCCTTATCTCTAGTTTATTTCAGAATACTCTGAATACAAGAGAGTTAAGAAGGCAAGAAGGCCAAGATGAAGCTTTATCAAGATTTGCTGCTGAACAATTTGGTATAACTACTCCAGGATTAAGTGGTAGGGATGCTATTAGTGTGGCTCAAACAAAAAGACAACTGGAAACAAGAGAAGAGGTTGTTGATAAAACTGGTAAAACATTTGCTTTAAGGTTTGATAATCAAGGTAATCAAATACATGAGTTACAAATTAATGCTTTAGGTTTAGACTCACAATTTGAATTTGGTAAGAGAACAGCTCTATTTCAGTTTGGTTTAGACCAAGAAGCAGCTGATCGTGATTTAGCCAGGAAGAAAGATCTATTAGGATTTGAAAATGAATTTGCTAGTACAGCTCAATTCGGATTAGATCCTATCGAGGGATTTAAATTTTCAGAAGGATTAGAAGGAGCAAGTGGTGAACCTATATATACGCTTAAGGGTGGTATGGGTGGCCCTTACACTATTAACGACAGAGGAGAGCCTGTCATGTACCATGGTACCCCGCATAGACGTAAGGGTATTGGTGGAAGCACGGGCGATAGTCTCAAGCAATTAGCTGATTTAAGAAAAACCTTAGGATCTGATGTTCATAAGCAAGCCCAAGTATTACTTCGTAGCGAAGGTGGAGCAGAATTAATAGCCTCACTTACTGGGTTAACTTCAGAAGAAATTACAGATGAGAAAGGTCAATTAAGATTTGAATTTACACAAGGACTTGAAAATCTTATTAGTGCTGGTCAATTTGAAACTCAATTAGCAAATGTAAGATCAGAATTAGGTGAACCAGGACAAACTGTTAAGGGTGAGCCATTGTTAAATCAAGCACAAGAACTAGCCATTGGTGAACTGAAGGTAGCGGCAAGTAATTTTGCTAATGTTAAATCTAACATATTAAATCAGATACCAGCAGGACCATATGGTACTATTACTAATATTAAAGAATGGAATGCAAGTTCTGAATTGATTAGGAATGTGTTTGATCCCAATAGTAATATGACAGCAACTCAACGAGGGATGATACAGGAAGAGTTAGGTAAACTAATACCTCAGCCTGAACATTCACTAGGATTACAATATGAAGATTTCAAAAATTTAGATTTTGGAACACAAGAGAACTTAATTAAATTTTTATATCCATTTATTAAAAATAGATAATGCCAGAAGAAAAGAAAAGTGTTGGTAGTGGCCAAGTAGTTGACTGGGAGAGCTTAGCAGGAGCTCTTAAGGAACGTGGCAGAACCTATCAACCCGTGACACCAAGGTTGTCAGTAGATTTTGAAGGATTGTCTCAAGCTTTAGGCTATGAGGCAGATACACGCGAAGAAAATCGTGGTTTTAAGACTAAAGTTTTAGTTAACTTCCAACCAGGAAGTAAAACTTGGTACGATCATGTATATGATGCCGGAAAAGATGTAGTAGAAGCTGGTGCAGATGCATTAGATTGGGTAGGTGATAGAGTAGGTGATGTAGATGCTATTATGAGGGGAGACTTTGGAGAATTTCTCTTACGTCAACAGCTTAATTCTGAAGAAGATAATATTGAAACTCAGAAAAGATTAGCTGCAGCTAAATTTAAGCGTCTAAAAGAACAAGATTTTAAACAAGATCCAGAGAAGTCTACAGCTAGAGAAGTACAATTAGGTGTATCAAGTGGTATATCTCAGAATATAGAACTAGTAACAGGTGCCCCAGGCTCCACTACTGAATCTAAATTAGATCGTATGGAAACATTGGGCATGTTAGAGGGCATTAAAGATGGCACATATTCAGTAGAAGATTGGGCTAGATATCAAGATTGGGTATCTCAGAGAGATAAAGATGTTCCTATAATTAGAGATGTTGCTGCAGGTTTAACAAACTCTATATTGTTATTAGGTGAGGTGGCTGCTACAGGTGGAGCTGGTGCTTTACTTACTACTAGGGGATTAAGTATGGGTTCCAGACAATTTTGGAAAACATGGTTACTTAATGCTAATAAGCAAGGCTTACGTGGGTTTAAAGTATTGGGACCAGGCGCAGGCATAGGCGCAATACATGAAACTGTAAGAGAAGCACAAGATGCAGTCAAGAATAATGAAGATTTTGATGGCTGGGATTTTATGGCATCTCTTGGACAAAATGGAGCTATTAAGGGCGCTCAAGCCTATATGGAATTTATGTCAGAAGGTTTATTATCACAGCTAAAACTTGGTAGTGTGCCTCTGAAGAAGTGGCTTGGCAAAACTGTAACCGTATTAGGTAAAGATGGAACTAAGAAATCACTTAGGTTAACATCTACTCAATTGAAATCTATGATTAAGAACTCTAAGATTCCCAAGAATATAGAAGCTCTTAAAAGAGGATTGGCATCATTACAAGCAGATAGAAAACTTATAGCTAAAGAATTACTAAAGAATACTGGTAGAACTTTATTCTCAGGTGCTATCATAGAAACTGCTACAGAGCAGGTTACTGATGCTTTTAATGATATAGTTGAAGGTGGTCATGGATCTGCTATATGGATAGCTTTCGGTGATGATGATCAAGCAAGAGAAGCCTATCGAAACTTAGTAGTAGAAATAGCAGTTGGTACCGTATTAGGAAGTACATTTCAAGTAGGTAATATCTGGACAAAGAAGCCTCTTGAAGATTATGAAAAGCAATATGGAAAAGCAGCTGCACGTGAGTTAGAACAACTCTTGGGTGGAGAAAAACTTGACCCAATCAAAGAAAAAGTTGAAGAGAGTTTAGAAAAGAAAGCTGACGTAGACGTTAGTCAAGAAGGCGAAACAGCTAAAGTAATTTTAGACCAGGGAACTGGTAAAAGCAATCCATTAGTAGAAACTTCAGCAGATGAAGTAGCTAAACAAGAAGTAGATAAGAGAGAAAGCTATATTATAGCAGGTACTCTTGAGTCTGTTAATAGTTTGCCTCGTGCTAATGTTTTAGACTTTGTCTTTGAACATGGTAAGAGAGAAACTCAAATGTTATTGTCTGCTTTATCTCAGAGAGATACTAAGGAAAGCATTAAAGATAATAAGACTAAAGACAAGAATCATATATCATATGAGGTGGACAGTTATTTATTTAAGGCTGATCAAGAAACATCACATGCTATCATGGAAGGAGCTATACATGGTATTGATAAGTATATAGCTACAACTGGTTTAGATCAAAAGATAGCAGCTATTGCTGGTGATAATGCGCAACTAAAGAAAGACTTAAACCTCGCTGTTGCTTTAGACTTTGATGAGACTAGCTATGGATACTTATTTCATAGACATCAGGGTAATCCTGAAATTAAAAAGATTATCTCACAAGCTCAAGATTTACAAAATTCAAATTTAGAAATTGAGATTCCTAAAACTAAGTTTACTAAAGAGGGGCAGTCTCAATCATTAAACAAGATACAAGCTCAAGCCAAGAAGACTTATCAACTTGGCGTTGAGGAAAATATAGGTCTAGCCATCGCTCAGGTAGGCACTGTGCTAGGTAATGAAGTAATGGAAGACGTTGATGGTAGCCAATTCCAAGGCTTCGATGAGAATGGCAATTTCAAGACCAAATCGGATGATGCTGATGACTTTGGTTGGGTGACAGATGAAGACTTTGAGTTACAGGATGCACCGACAGCTGCAAGTGTAGTTGACAAGGCCCAGGCAATGTCTGGATTATTAGGTATTGAATTTAAAGGTGTTACACAATTTGGAGATAACTTAGCCGTATCATTCTTTGATCCAATGTCTGGTGGCGAATTTCAAATGGAATCCAAAAGCTTAGCAATGAAGCTAGCACAAACCACAGTTCAGAGTATGAGAAGTAATCTGAAAATGGTAGCCGTAGGCGAGCGGATTGATGGTAAGGTTTGGAAAGGTAAGCCAGGTCAAATACATGTACAGCTGTTACAAGATATTACTGATGCAGGTGGTTTTCCAAGTGATATAACCCTAGATGATGGTAGGGTAGAAGATGGATTTATAGATAATCGTGGTAACTTCCATACTAGAACAGAAACAGATGCAATTACAGGTTTAGGAGGAGAATCACATACAGAGGGTGTGGCAGACGCTAACCTTGCGGGTGGTTTTACTTTTGAGACTACGAATATACCAGATGCTACCTTTGGCATGCCTACATATGATGAAGTAACTGCAGGTTTTAAGGGGAATACTGTTAAAGATATGATAGAGTATCTTACTAGCAGAGGTTTTCAAAATCCCCTTACACAAGAAGTAGTAGATAATCTATTAGAACAAGTAGGTGATGTTAAGATAGGCATTAAGCCTATGGAAGCTGAACATCCAGGTGCTACTGAAAAAGCTTCAGGTAATATATTCATTAATCCTAATGCTACTCTATGGAACAATCACTCAGTATGGGATACTACCGTACATGAGATGCTTCATAGTTATCTTGGTAGATATATGAATTCAGATACAGTATCAGCTAAAGAATTTAATCGTCAGATTAGATCTATCATGCAAACTGTACGTAGTGTTATCAACTCTAAGGGCAAGGGTACATTATTTACACAACGCTATCTAGGAGATAAAGCCGAACTTCAGCAATGGATTAGCCAAAACATTAAGTTAATCAAGAAATCATTCCTTAGCGAAGAAGAATTTATTACAGCAGTTTTATCAGATACGCAGGCTATCAAGTTTATTACTGATAGGGTTAATGTAGGCGGTATTCATAAGCCAATAACAGGTTGGAGAGCTATCTGGAGAGCTATTAGACAATCACTTGAGAACTTAGGTATTAAGAAGTCTGCTACTCTACAACTACAGAGTATCTTAGAGGATCATAATAGAAAGATTAGTGATTTTAATAAGGGTAGAGATAAAGAGTGGAGTGCTAGGATAGCCAAAGAAAACTTACGGATACAAAAGAATGTAACCTCTGGCTATGAGACTACAGAATATGCAGAAGATAGTGATCAGGATGAACTATTAGATAAAATGCAAGATCCTGATGATATATCAAATGAAAATGAAAATAAGGCAGAGAATGGCAACATAGAGAATTTTATTGCTATAGCTTCTGAATTAAATGGCATGCCTGAGGGTGAGTATAGAAAGATCATGCGTGGTCGCTATGCTGGCGAGACAGGTTTTGACGATTTTCAAACTGATATGGATCTGTTAGATAAAGCTCATCGTAATATCATTAATAAGAAGATAGAGCATTTGTATTTTAACTATAAAGGTGGTATACATAAAACTGTCGCACAGTTTAGAAAGGTATTCTTAAAAAGAGCATTTCTTAATGTGATGATGAAGGAGGCTAAAGTTGGTTATGTTGTTATGGGTGTCCATCAGCGTGATCCTAATAGTGGGGAAACGGATTATCGTTTGGAGCTGCGCAAAGTTGAGGGCGTATACCGAGATGGTAATGGTAAGAAGAGAAATACATTTAGACGTAAGACAGCATTAGAAGGTTATCTTCCTCTCTTAGAAGAGCAATTAAAGATGCCTAAAGGCTCATTAAAGATTGCTTATATAGAAGGTTTTGAAACTTGGAAAGATGATAAAGTTACCAATCGGAGTAGTTTAGAAAGGTTAAATTCTACATTCTTTAATGTTGATCCTAAGCATGCTGGGCCTGTTACGGGCTATATATCAGAAGTTTTATGGTCAGCCCCTATAACTAGAGCATCTAAAGAAGGTATGTTGTATCTAGGTTCATTTGCTGGTGCCAACACTGTACCAATCTTAACATTTAATAGTGAGTATAGAGTACAGATTAAAGCAGCACTACAAGAATTTCAAAAGGTTTATGAAAAAGAAGCCTTTCAAGAGTTCCAAGAAGATTTTGGTACTTCTGATGAGAAGAATCCTTATGGTGAACCACAGCAAATGTCAGCTACTTCAAGAGCTTTATTAGAACAAATATGGTTTTCTAATGAAAGTCAAGCTGCTAAAGATTGGAATAAAATACAAAAGCGTGGTACTAAATGGATGGCTCAAGATACTGGTATTGTTATAGATGAAGCAGATATTGAGCAAGCATTTGGTGATGCTGCTGTTAATGGTATTGAATTTGTTGAGGGTGATATAGCTGTTAACGCTATGGTTGTAAATAGCTTTGATAATAACCTTATTACATTTAAGACACCAGATGGTGTAACTAGAGAGATAAAATTAAGCGAAGCATTTAAGAATGAACTTAATACATCTACTATAGATGGTGCTTCTTTCTATATTATAGGACATTTTGATAAGGCTTATAACCTAGCTCATGCTGTCCTTAAAGATGGTACTATCAAGAACTTATATAGTTCACGTGCTGGTCAAGATCCTTTATTCATTAAGCATGCTATGCATGGTGTACATAAGGACTCTGCATTAGGTCAAATGATGATCAGAAATAATGTAGCAGTTATGACAGCAGATGAAGCTATGAAAGAAGGTCCTAAGGTTAGGGTTGTGGGTGCTCTTGAACTTATGAGTAACCCAGACTTTGTAGCTGCTGATCCTATCATACCATTAAAGATGAGTCAATTCTCACGTATTAGTGAGTCAGAATTTAAAGATCCCATGGGTGGTAGTGTTAAACAGCTTATGGGTGGTACAGCATTTAGTGAGCTGTATAATCAATTTATTAAGGATATAGGTGGACCTAAGCTTAGTAAGATTATGACAGACTTCTCTAATGCTATGGCATCAGAAACTAAACAATGGTTTGCAGATAATACTACTCCTGCAGCTATGTATACTTTACTTAAAGATGTAGTATATAATCCTAAGTCACCTCAAGAGCAGTCAGTATCTAATATATGGATTGATGTTATTGAGCCTAAGGCTAATGAAACAGAGGCCACTATCTTACGTAGATATGCAGGTTTCTTTCAACATGCTCATACAGCAGAAGTATTACGTAATAGGATGCAACATAAGCTTAGCCAAATGCTAGGTGGTAAGACAGCAGGTAATAGAGCTGTACTTGATCCTAATATAGGTTATGCTAACTGGCAAAAAGATATAGATCCTATTCTAGGTAGTTGGAACTTAGGTAATATATTGATTAATATGCCTGTACCTAAGAAAGTAGCTGCTGCTGCGCATACTACACAGAGCAGAAAAGATGCTAAACATTTAATAGAATTGCAAAGGAGAGAACAACGAGCTCATACACAATTGCAGGGCGAAGAAAAGGTATTAGCTCTTGCGGACATAGAGTCAGAACGTAAAGAGATATCTGATATTGCACCTCATTCAGCTATTAACTGGGCCAATAAAGATGTAACTACATGGAGAGATGAAGTTGTATGGGGTACACATAAAGTAGATCCAGTTACTCATGAGTTAATACGTCAGACTAATGGTATTATTAACTTTAAAACTGGTAGACTTAACAAAGGTTGGACTTTAATTACAGAAGACATTGCCGAACGTCACGGCATTAAGCCAGGTGACAAGGTAATGGCAGTAGTTACTCCTACTGATTCACCATTAGGTGTTATTGGTGTAAGGGTAGCTGGTATAGTTAAGTCAAAGGAGAGCAAAGCAGGTGGTAGAAAAGTATCTGATAATGGCAAGGCTACATTCAATTCAGAATGGATACAGACCCTTGTTGGAAAAGATTTTGATATAGATAATATATCTATCATCCCTTATGATCCTAGATTTTGGACACCAGATAATTTTAATGCTCTTACTGATATAGCTAGCAAACTACCTAGTGTATATGCAAAGGGAGTTGCTTCTGAAACAAAGAAATTATTCGCAGAGCATGGCACGGTAGTTAAAGATGCTGCAGGTGAAGAGATACCTGTTACGGAAGATAGCGTCTTCCAAAGCGAAACGATGAGGCAGACATATAGTATCTTAATGAATGGTGCTGTAGAAGGTCAAAGGAATAAGTTTTCCATTATGGGAGATTCATTTATTGCACTTGATTCTAACTATTTACATGATCCAGCTCCTATTATAAATGAAAGAATATTACACACAGCTCTTTCTACTATGAATATGAGAGCTAAGGATGTGGTTATACCTTACATTACTAAGACAGGTAAGCTGATAACCAGGGTAAAACCAGGGGGTAGATGGGTAGAATTTAAAGAAAACTTTAATGTACGTAATAGCAAATGGCTAAGACTACATGTCCATCACTTAAATATGACAAATGCTGAGGTAGATTTCCCCAATAAGACTACTAGATTAGCTTATAATTCTAATCCTAAATCAGCAATATATAAAAGAAAGATGGGTGCACATTTCTGGGGACTGAATGATTCAGTAGCAATACAAGCTATGGATAAAACTCAAGGTAAGTTTACTAATACAGATAATATGTATACTACTTTAAAAGGATTCCAGAACTTGTTATTTGCTGAGGCATTTAACTTAGCACGGCAACGTAACCCAGAGACCTTTGAGAAATTAGATTATTATGAAACCTTACAGCAATTACGTAAGGCACAACATAAGTTAGATGTACTTGCTCGTAATGATAAGCAAGGACTTTTATCTCTTGTTGATCAATATATTAATGATGGGAAGACACAATTAGAACGTAAGTACTTTAAGAATACCAAAGATTATAAAGCTGGTCTCTTAGTACTTAAGCAAAGATATGCGTTCTTACAAAGCTTCGTAAGCAAGATGGAAGTTGATGACGTCTATGCTTACCCATTATTCAACATGATTCGCAATGTCAATGCAGCGGAGATGCTGCGTGATATGCCTGGGAATACTTACAAGGATCATTTGATCAACCAAGTATTAGCCTCTACAGGAGCCCTACCATACTACCCAGCTGTGAAGTCTATGTGGGATGATGTTACTTCCCATAAACCTAGTCAAGGTGCAAATGTTTTTAAAATTGGTAAACGCATAGCTTATAAACCAGCTCAAAGAATATTAAGTTTAATGCGTACTAGTAGCAAAAATCCTGTAGAGGATGTAAGAGCTATGTTAAAGAATACGGCACACTTTGAGAAGCTTAGAGCTAAGCTATCGGCTGCATCACAACAAGATCTTAAAGATGCTATTATTGATTTTAAAGAAGTAGATGCTAGAGTAGGTAATGCTTTTACTCCGTTCCAGAGAGATGGTAGACAAATACATGTTGATAGCGATGCTATTTCATTATCCTTAATGCCTAGATCAGCAGATTTTTTTGAAGGTAGATTACAAGAAGGTAATGACAAGACTAAAGCTTATTGGCATAATCAATTAAGAAGTGTTAGAGCAGAAGCTAATAGCATATTACATGCTTTTGATGAAACTTTTGAACAAGAAGATGCAAAAGGTGTATCAGAACAATTAAGAATTACGAGAGAGGCTCATGCTAAAACATATCCAATCTTGTGGAAAGATATATTAAATCAAAACTTCTTATTCTTACAAGATAATGTTGCCCCTATAGCACTTGTCTTTCGTGGTAAGAGAATAGGAGTCAAGTCTGATGGTGCTGGTAAACTTGTATTCTTGCTTAATAAGAAAAAGTATACCCATACAGAGATTAATAAAAGCACTAGTGAAGGAGCTGATCTTCTTCGTAGACTATTGACCGAAGAAAATGGCCTATGGGAAGGCGTAGAAAACAAGTCTGAAGGTACTTTTAATAGAGTGCAGATGTCTAGTCTTCTTAAACTCCCAAGAAATTTAAATATGGATACGAGACAGAGAATACTTGAAGCGTATCTAGCTGAGAACCTATATGGTACAAGGAAATTTACTACTGATGATCAAGTAGCATTCTGGTTAGGGCTCTTAGCCCAGACAAGTGATCAAGGAATGTTAGAACGTAAGGCTACTGGCTTTATAGTGAATCAGTCAGCATATGATCCAGCAAAACCATTTAGATATCAGAGCAACCATATAGCATTAAGTCTTATGGCTCAGTTTGAGCCTCAACTAATGAACTTGTGGATGCAACTATACTCTCATGTGAATGCACAACGTAGCCCTCAAGATCAACAAAAGACTAATCAAGTCTTACAAGATGGTGTTGATGCTAACGTAGATATGATATATGAAGATGCTCATGTAGAAAGTCCTGAACATACTTTTAAGCATTTCTTTATGGACTATGTTAATGAACATGCTAAGGTAGCTAAAGATCCTAGCTTTAGAAAGTTTTATAAGTCTATGATAGGTAAGGATTGGCAGCATGGCAGAGAGCAATTGAAGAAGTTATTGCAAAATACGCTTACTATTAAGGCTCTATCTGAAAATGGTGTATTTTATAAAGACTTAGTAAAAGACGTTACCCAATTGAGTGATGCAGAGTTTCAAAAGAAATATAAAGATGTAGATACAACTCATATTGCTATTGCTGTAGATAAATATGAAGGTAGTAATATTATTGAAACATTCTTAAGGCAAAATATAGGAGAAGATCCTAGTAATAAGTTACTAAAAGGTACTATCATAGAGATGTATTATCTTTTTACTGCTGTAAGGAAAAGAGAAGGTGCACGTAATAAGAATCTTACGTTTATGCGTAGGATAGGTTCTAATATTATAGGTTATGACTTAGTTACTGAACTATCAGAAAAATTAACTAGAGTGTTCTCTCCTAAAGATGATGTTATATCATTTGTTTGGAATGAACAAGGCGTAACTGATCAGACAGGAGAAGATGTAAGAATATCAAGACTTACTCATGCTATACGTTCATTCATTACCATGGGCGAGAGTTCTATAACTAAGAATAAATCACAGGCTATGCATAGGGCATTGTCTACGCATCAAGTTACTCTTACGAATCAGGTTAAAAGATATGATACTATTACTCAGATACTATCGCATAATCAATTCAGAAGAAAGTGGGCATCTGAATATGCTTCAGTAGCATCAGAGAAGACACACATTGAACATACTGCTCGTACGCGTTTAATATCTAACTTAGTAAATCAAGTAACTGATAAGGATGATATGTTATTAGAAGCTAGACGTAAACAAATATTTACATTAGCTGAAGACTTATCAAGTAAACAAAGAGTTACAGTACGTCCAAACGCAGAAGGTGTTACGCAGTATGTAGTAACGCTGGGTCAAGAACATGTATATGATAATGTAAGTGACCTAATAGATAACCATTTTAGCAAGCTATCACCAGTACAAAAGCTCGGACTCATCGGCGCTATAGACATACGAGAAATGTATGACGTACAAGTGCCCATGATATTAAGGCAGGCACTAGAGTACTTAGAAAGAACAAGAGAAGAACTGGAAGGCGCACAACACTTAGACTCAGCATTGAGAGTAGATGCTATGATACGCAAGTATAGAGCAATGCTTCAGGCTGTTGAAGTATTTAAGGGTAATTATATGCCTCATCAGTTCCCTATAGCTAGATATAAAGCTATGTGGATGAAGGGATATCTAAGACATGCTGTTAAAGATCTTGAAAGACAAATAGCATTTGCACAAAAATATAATACTGGTAACCCTTTAGCAAGACTTGATCTTACAAAGGATAGAGATGAAATTAGAAAGCTTGCTCATACAGGGGCATTGCAACAATGGGATATAGTATCAGCAGGTTGGAATTCAGGTAGCATTATACCTAACTTTATTCCACGTAAGATGCCTGATGCTACTCATTATACTAAGACTGATCCTAATATACATCTAAATTATAATACGAAATTAATAGATGGATTAACAAAAGATGGTCTATTAGCTGATTGGTTATTGTATCAGGGTAATGCTAGACTAGCAGGTGAACGTAATAATGTTATTGAACTTACACGTAATTGGTATGCTAATCAAATAGGTGATAAAGAGTTAAAATCTAAGGTTATGTCATGGGGAGATGTTAAACCAGGACAACAGGTTCATTTTACTAAAGAGACCTCTATACTACAACCTAATAATACTTTAACTTCATGGGGTACAGCACAACATTCAGGTATAGTTAAGAAGATAACTAAAGATGAAGTACACTTTGTAGTTGATGCTGCTAAGGTGGGTTGGGAAGCTAGGCAAGATATTGCACGCTATAACCAAACTATCACCGGTCTCTTAGCAACAGGTAGAGAGCAAAATAAAGCCACACAACGTGAACGTAATGTTATACAGAATTTATTGAATAGAGGCTTCCTAACGAAGGAAGATTTTAAAGGAGTTAACTTAGCTAGGCTAACCTCTGTTAAGGCCGCTGAGGCTATCGTAAAGGCCTCTAAACGGATAGCTAAAGACCCATCCCTGATGGGAAGACACAAACGTAAAGATTTATATGCATCTGATCCAGCAGGTAGACCAGTTCATAATGCTATGATGGCCTATACGGGTACGGGTGTGGTTGAAAGATTAGAAGCTACTAGAGATAGGCTACGTAACATACAGCTTATGGGAGCTGAGTATGAAAGTATAATGCCTACGTCCTATTACAGGCTCGCACAAGGAGCAGCAGGTATAACTAGTGGTGCAATAGGTATGATGAAAAAAAGCACAGGCTTACTCTTTATGGGTATGGGTGCAGCCATTAAGGCTAGAGTAGTCAACCAAGTAGGAGCATTTATAAATAACTTAGTAGATGCACCTAGATATAATAAAGCACAATGGAAATTAGGTAATGATATATGGGCAAGAATGTCTCATGGTGATCTTGATGCGATGTTACCAGAGGATCAACATTTATATAAGACGCTTACGGGACTTGGTCTTACTGGGGATAATATCTTAGCTATTGCATTAGAAGCTGCTAATATTAGACCAGAAGACATGATAGTTAAATTTAGTAGTAAAGAAGGTATTAGATATTTATTTAATTTATATAAAGATGCTACTAAGTATGAAACAACACGCAAAAAGTTAGATGAATTAGAACATAAGTTTAACCTAGCAACAAATGAAGTGACTAGGATGAATATTCAGGTTGAAGTTAATGCACTTAAACTTAAATGGGAGGGTGTAACTTTTGATCAACTTAAAGATACTAAGATTAACTTAAGTGATAATGATCAGCGTAACCTATGGGCTAAGATTAATGAGTTAGCTAAATCAGGTGTTAAACCTACTATGAATGTAGCTCAAGAACAAGGCATTACACCTCAGCAAGTTATGAAATTAGCTGGTAGTGTAGCATGGAAGAAGTTCTTTACAGGTAATGTAGGACTAGGCTTTCAGGCTAAGGCAGAGAAGCTTAGAATACCAGCATTCTTTATAGGATATAATACAGCTATCGATGCTGGCTATACTCCTGAAGAAGCCATACAATTTGGTGTTAACTCAGTTGAATTAAGGCATGCATTCTATGGTACTGCTAACAAACAGTTTGGGGCTAATACTAAGATGGGATCTATTACCCATCAGTATGCTCAGTATCAGTATAACTCTATGGCTAAAGCTATAAAGATTATGAAAGATGCTATACCTCAAATGTTGAGGGTAGCACATAATAGACCAGAAGAAGTAGCTAAGATCAAACAAATCCGTACTATGATGAATCACATTAATAAGTTTGCAGATGCAAAAGGTAATACTATAGGTCCAGGTGGACCAATGAAAGAGGTGCTCTTATTACATGGTATCTTAAATAAAGTTTTACTTACTGGTATCATGATGAATGTTGGTACTCGTATATTCTATGGTTTTACTAACATGCAAGATCCTATGGGTCAAGTAGCTTATGGTGCTTTAGACTTCTTATTTGATGTAATGGAAAATGGATTTGATTTTGATGACGAGGATGATAGAGATAATGCAATATGGTTATTACAAGATCTAATGCTACCTATGGGTATGCTTTGGAAATTAGGATGGCAGTCTATAGCTACAGTTCCTACTAAAGGATTAGATGATACATTTCTTAAGGGCAGAGTAGATGATACTCCTGATTTCTTATGGAGAGTATATAACCAATTGTGGGATGCAGCTAATCAGTTAGGTGCTATTGAATCTGCTCCTGATAAAAGAAGTAAAGAGTTTTTAGATGTACCTTGGTTAGTCGATGACTTTACTACAGGTATAAAGATAATGGGTTGGACATCAGCCGATAACAGAGCCGCTCAATATCAAAAGCGTAAGCTATATTGGGGAGTTGACTTAGATGTATTCCCTCATCCTTATGTAAGGGTGGAGAGTAGGAGAACTAAGTCTTTTGCTCATGGCCGGAAGGTAGATACAGATAACAAAGGGTTTACAGGTTTTGGTACTAATGATACCAAGTCTAGGCTTGTATGGTTAGCTGATCCATTTACCTATGTTCCTTTCTTGGATAGATTATTTAAGGGTAAGAATTTATGGCAAACAATATTTAAATAAAAAAGATTATGGACCCAACAGTAATTATATTAGGCGTACTTACAAGTTGTTTAGGTATTCTTGCAAATGCTTTTGTTGCACTATTATTCTGGCGTATTAAACGTATGGATCAGGATATAGAGCTAATGAAACGTGAGTTGATTGAGATTAGACTCAATTATCTTGATAGGTTTGAAGATGTCAAGGATCATCAAAATAAATTACACTTGCAAACCGTCGAAAAAATTAGTATATTAGAGACGCTATTACAGCAAAATATAAATAAATAATGGAGAATTAAATGGATCCAGTACAAGTTGGTTTTAAAGAAACCAAACAAATACTAGATGCGATGATTGCTTTAGGAAAAGGTATCGAAAGTTCATTGTCTGATGGTCAATTGAATTTACTAGATATTCCTAATTTTATTCCATTCTTAACATTGATCATGCCTGCACTTGAAGGTGCTGAACAAGTACCGTTCGAATTTAAGGTAGCTGATCCTGCTGAGATTGAAGAATTAAAGCAATATCTTAGAGATAATTTGGATCTCGAAGATGACCAATTAGAAACTTTTATAGAAGATTCTTTTAAGGTAGCACTCGACATCTTTATGTTAATTAACCTATATTTTCTAAAGAAAGATGCACCAAGTGAACCTGCTATTGAGGATACTGACGCATCTAAATAAAATATGGAGTCTACTAGATGGGAATAAGTCCCTTATTGGGATGGTTCTTGTCACTATGGACGGAAAGATTCTCCAAGGCTATGATGAGTGGTACGTCGAAACAGGTCGTATCCTCATCTATACTTGGACAGGAATCGGTTTCGGAGACAAAATCCGAAAAGGAGTCAAAAAAGGATTGGACAAACGTGGAGTCAAACTCAGTGAGATTCAAACTCTTCGTAAGCCAATCAATCTTTTTCGAAACAGGAGGCGATAAGTCAGGGGGATACACTAACGACCCTGACGATCGAGGTGGTGAGACTAAGTGGGGAATCTCTAAAAGAGCACACCCACACCTCAATATAAAATCGCTAACTTATAATAATGCAGTAGAGATTTATCGTGACCAATACTGGAATCGACATTATGATTATATACGTAGCAATGCTTTGGGCTTCAAGCTGTTTGATATGGGCATCCTCAATGGTAGGGGACGCGCAGTCAAAATATTGCAAAAGGCTGTTAAAGCTAGCGGGTATTTGGTCAGGGTTGATTCTAATTTTGGGCCAATTAGCCTTGCTGCAGTAAACAACATTAACCCAGAAGTATTATATGAAAACTATATTAAGCGTTTTGAAACTCGGTTTAGGAAACTTGTTATCCGCATTCAAAACAACAAAAAATACCTCAGAGGCTGGCTCAACAGACTCCACTGGAAGTGGGCAACCTAATGGAACAAACAATACTGGCATCAATTGGACCCTTATTATTGTGGGTCTTTTGGTTGGCGTGGGTTTGTACCTTATCCCTAGTCCTTTGGTATCCAAACCAGAGCCTTACAGATCCTCACGTACAGAGACGTATATTCCTGGGGTACCTGATACAAGCATTTTCAGCCTCCCTGCTATTGTTGGGAGAGATAGTACAACTGATTTCACAGTATACACCGCTACATTACCTGAAATAGAGGTAGTTTACTACCCTGAATATGTAGAAAATGTAGTACATGTGGATACTAAATCTGTAGTTGGTATTATAAGAGCAACAGCTTACCCCTATGTAGAAAATGATACATTAAAAATAGAATTACCTATTGAGTTTAACCTAACGCCTAGGGCAATGGAAATAGCTCAAGTAGATACATTCTGGAGAACCGACTCCGTATTCGTAGAACGTGACATACCATTCATAGAAAAACCTGCCGTAGTAGCTAGTGGTACAATTCTCGGGATAGCTATATTATATGGCATAGTCGAAAGTCTAAAAGGATTAACAGATTAATGACAAAAAACAAACCATTTATATATTTGGCTACTGCATACTCCGCTCAAAAAGCAGAACACAGAGCCGCAAACTATGACAAAGTTAATCACATCGCTGCTAAAATTCTATTAAGAGATGCTGCCTATGTAATCTCACCCATTTCACATGGACACCCCATCAACCTACATGCCAACCTTAAAGGTAGACAACTAAAGGGATGGGACTATTGGGAAGTACTAGATAAAGCACTTATAGATATATGCGATGAGCTATGGGTTGTAGCTGATTCCAAATGGGAAAAGAGTAAAGGTGTAAAAGCTGAGCTCGAGTACGCTAAAGGAAAAGGCATGCCTATTAAGTTTGTTGATAATCAAGGATTGGAAACAGATGTATAATGAAGTTAAAGATTCAGGCGAACGCACAAATTTCGAGACAGGGGCTAGACGGGATCTATCTACGGGAAAAGGAAGGTACGATCTCATCCCGTTCATTGTCTTGGAGCGATTGGCTAAACACTATGAAAATGGCGCTGTTAAGTATGAAGATAGAAATTGGGAGCAAGGTATCCCTTTGCGCTCCTATCTTGATTCTGCACTACGCCACATTACCAAGTGGGGCCAAGGCTCTAATGATGAAGATCACCTGGCAGCTGTACTTTGGAATATTGCAGGTCTTATCTGGACCGTTGACAAAATGGAAAAAATGGAGAGGCCTATCGAACTTACAGAAGGTCTACCAGAAGAAATTCGAAACAGAATTAAAAAAGGAATTAAACAATGGGAAGAACACCCGGAGCTAAAAACAAAGTAAAAGAATCTGCTGTTAAGTTAGATGGATTTAATATTACATCTATCAATGGAAACACAAGATTCTTTACAAGAGTTAGCAGCAATAAATTATACCAGTTTGCTAATGGTCAGCAATTAGAAGTTATCAATCCTAGATACTTCAATGCTGATAATGGCGGACATAGAATAATCTGTGCTGATGGTACATGTTTCTATATCAAACCTGATCTAGGTTGGTTTGTAACATGGATTAATTGGACAGAAGAGGTAGATGAAAATTACAGGTTCTAAGAGTTTACCCACTCACTGCCTCAAGTGTCAGAACCCAGTCACCCAGGCTGGGCTCTGCACTACTCACTACAAAGAGTCTAAATTTGATGAATGGCTGGACAACACAGACGTTGATGATTTAGGAATCGTTAAGTGGTGCCACGAGATGATGCCAGAGTTTGCCTTTGATAGGTCACCGTGGTTCCACATTCGTATGTTCATCGACTTACTCAAATTATATAACCCAGACTATAGGAATAAGTATGAACGACTTTATGAATTCATTTCTTTTAGGGAGAGTGCGAAATCTACGGCAGCTAACACTTTATTTGCGTCGTATATCCTTGCACATAACGGACGTGATTTTAGAATACTTATCGACGGTGAGGTTCGAACGTTTACAATCGATGAGTCCCTTATCGTTATCATTTCGGAGACGAAGACGTCAGCTGAAGAGTTCACTGTGCGAATTAGAGATGCTTTTTCTACAAGTGAACGGCTTAGATATTATTATAACATACAATTCAAGGACGCTATCGATTCCATTACTGGACAATGGACAAGGTCCACTTTCAAGTTCAACAATTGCTTTGTACAAGCAGTGGGCTCAGGCCAGCAGATACGGGGGAAGGTTAAAGGAGCAAGTAGACCGACACTTGTTATTGCTGATGATATATACTCTGAGAACAACACAGTTACTGAAGAGAGAAGAGCTCACATAAAAAGGTGGTGGAATAATGCTGTAATGAACAGTGTTGATAATGTGAGGGGCAAAGTTTTAGTGCTAGGCACTATCCTACATGATGATACTATCATTGTGGAGCTTGAGAATAATCCTCAGTGGCATACACGTAAGATAGAGCTCATGCCCATCGATAAGTTTCATAAGTTTGTTGAAGATCATATTAAAGTAGATTGGGATATATCTACATGCTATTTACCATTTCATGAAGTGGAGGATAAAGATGAACGTCAACATAAACAAAAGAAGTACTTCGCTGACGTACAAGTTTCTTATAAGTGGGAGCTCGCCTGGCCCGAACGGATTGATCTCTACCTCCTTGCTCTTAAGTACCAAGAGGCCGTTCATAACCAAATTGTGTCTGGACTCTATCAGGAGTATTTCCATGTTACAAAAAGTCCCGAGGACAGACGGTTCCGTAAGGACTTCTTCAACACACTCCCCCCTTGGGAATACAAGTGGGAACATTATCATTCCTGGATAAAAGTACCAGAGTGGGATGATGAGTGGACAATATGTCAAACTCAGTTTGGTGTGGATTTAGCAGGTACGGGTAAGGATGATGCAGTGATTACAGTTACAGCCACTCTTCCTGACCACCGAATTCTTGTATTGCATCAGGCGATTGCAAAATTCTCGATACGTGACGACGCAAGTTCAGCTCCAATTGAAGATCTTCGCTACTCGAAGGTAATCCTAAATCGTGATGCATTGCGGAAGCGCGGTATCGTCGACGAATGTTTTCGGCTCGCATTACGATTTCATCCTTCACGGATAAAGGTGGGTGTTGCCGGAGAGGAGGAAGCTGTTGTGAATGAGATGCGTCGAGTATTCCAGGAAAATAAAAATTACGAAACGTATGTTTATCCAAGGAAGCAAACGAAACTGGAAGGTCGCAAAGAGGAGCGCATCCTGAATACATGTCTACCATACTACGAGACAAGAATGGTTTATCACGATCCTGGCCTTTCGAAGTTAGAGTATCAGTTAGAATATCTCGGTAAGAGTACTCATGATGATTGTGCTGACTCATTAGAATGTTCTTTTTATGGTTTAGAATTTCCTGAAAATTTAGGACATGAATGGTTCACTGCCAAAGAAACGGTTGATTCTCAACCTTACTGGAGGATACCAAAGACGTACAAAAACTTCGACTGGAGAGCTGATGCCTAGCTTACTCTCAAACCTATCGAGAAATTCCATATACCCTTCCTCATCTTTCTGATATAGATTTAAAAAAGGCCGCAAATTTTTTCCAGAATTTTTCTTAAAACTCTTCCAAGAATAAGGATCAGCTATTTCCCATATGTTAATCATATTTTGGTATTTTAATATCTTTAGCTCTTCTTTGATAGGCATTACAATTATCTCTATAAATATTAGTAAAAAAATTGGTTGATAAACCAATACTACCCATTCTTTCTACACAATTAAAGCCGTCATTACAATCTTGAGCTATATACTTACAAGTTACACAACACTTTTTATCTTTAGTTTTTATTTTCTTAGCCATTATAGTTTTTTCCTTGCTGTATATGAGTACATTTCATATGTATACCCTAATTTCTTTTTCATTTCATGTGATCTATCATTTTGTACTAAGGACCACATTTTTATCTCTTTTTTACCCACAAACCGACCATAAGTCTCAATATGCTTCATAAGCTTCAAGGATAGACCTTGACGCCGCTTTCTCTGTGTAACATAGACATACTCTAGGTTTAAGCTAGTCTTGCCATAGGAGACAAGTATAAAGCCACAGAGACCATCTTCGTCTTCTGCTACAAAACACTTATAATTGTCTTTGTCCACAAGATAATCATCGCTATAACAATAAGGATCAAGTAAGTTATACTCAACTGCATCATAGGTATACCTTTCATCCCATTGCTCCATTATTAGTTTTCTAAATTCTGTCCAATCTTTTTCTTCATAATCCCTAATCATGTATCGTATCCTTTATACTTGGTTCTGGTTTGCTAAGGTAGTTATGGTTCATTTTATTAAGTAAAAAAACCCGTTCTTCCTGATCTCTAGCCAATAGATAGTCTAACTTACTATTAATACTAGAGGCAGTCCATATGTAACCAGCTAATGTTAATACAAATAATATCCAAGGTAACGCCTTAGTAGGCGTAATATCCATTACCATCTACATCCTCTCTTCCAAAATGCTCTTAGTTTATACCAATTATAAGGACAATCCTTAAACATTTTAGGTATCATCATAATTGGAAAGCATAAGAATCCTGGCCTACCAGTACTTCTGCCAAGCCTTGTTAAAAAAATACGGCAAAAGGTCTTACCATTTTTTCTATATCTTAACCATTTACAGTCTGTGCCGTCTTCAAATCGACAGCACAAACCACAATCATTGCATAAATTCTTCACTTAGAGTCATATGTTATTTTTAATTTCTTCTTGCATGTTCCTAATTATCTGATCTCTGTATTTATAAGACCACTCTATAGCCCTCTCTTTACCCATTCTAAAATATCTATCAAATAACCAAATCCTCATTTCTTTGATGATGGTTGCATGTTCTTGGTTGATAATGATAGTAGCTGTATTACCTAAGATCCAATCATAACGCCTTAAGCTGCGTACTTCAAATTGTGTTATTTCCATATTTTCTTGTTTAAGAGAAGAACAAAACCAGATTTTACAACGTAATGATTTAACACTACAGCCAGCATCACCAGTAGATTTTCTTTTCCAATGCTTACATCTTGTAAAAGCACCAGTAGGTTCACAACATAATGCTTCTGAATCACTAGCATAGCCAGCACAAGATGCTACACATGGTTCATCACCAATCTTTTTGATAGTAAGATGACAAGGATTAAGACTATGTGTAATAATATCCATTCTGGTACATAACTCATCGTACTTATTTACTATCATTTTTCGTGTGATTTTATCCATTTGATTTTTCCTCCTTGAGTTCATGTCTTAGTATAATTTCTTGGTAACACTCATCTGTTGTCCATTCGGTTTTATCCTTCTGGCCCTCGGGACGAGCACCCGGTTTAGCCCGACGCTCTTTAGCTAAGCGTGTTGCTACACGTCTTAGGTACTTATTTATGTGACTCATGGGTATAATATCCTGTTTACGTGATAAGCTACTAATAATAGTAGTGTTAACACTATGATAAATTCGAGAACCTTACCAGCTCTTCGTTTGATTTTCATGTTGTTCCTTTAATTGATTAAAGCCCCATAATGCTATAAGATAAGCATCACAGGTTGCTAATGTGATTTCTTTTTGGTGAGATTGAGGTACCAGAAGAAGCGCCTTGTCCCTAATGTGTTTCTTATACTCATACTTAGTGCTGGTTCTGCTTTCTTTTCTGGATAGACCGAAACTGTTTTGCCACTTAGCCGGTAATACTCGTGTAGTATCCAGCCTGTAATAAGCGAGCAGCATATCAAGCCAACCCAAATGTTTACCAAAAGAAAAAGCGCTCCGCACACCATCAGTAGGCATGCTATGAACGTCTTCGATAAAGACATGTATATTTTCCTTTCCTATTAATGGGATGCCCAGGTCGTCGGCAAAATAGCCCCATATATCTGATGGTTGTAGAGGCATTTTACCAATGATGTTTATGTTACCGTTAGTTAGGCCTACAATACCACCGTTCCGGCCTGGATCTATCCCAATTACAAATTTTTTCTTGTACGCATCCATACAAATTCAAAGCTCCATTTTGGTGCAAATACTTTATCCCAACGTGCTTGTGATATAGATTCAAATGTGCTTCTGATAGGTGCGTGTCTAATTATTCTGTCGTCAAACGTATCCTCATCTAAAGGATCTATTAGTGGCCTGTTGTCTGGCATAGGTTTTCCTAAATTCTTTTAGTTCATGTTCTGTTATAATAGGTAGAATATCAGTTGATTTCCAAGGTTTTTTTATATACCTGTCATTGTATACACCTTTTCTGATGTTTTCTACGCTAACTCCCTTAAAAACTCTATTCGAGAGAAAGTCGAAGCATTGAAATGCTCTCATTCTTTTACCATTATCAAATGCTCCTCTGATTTTGTGATACATCTTATCAATCCAATAGTCTCTCATTCCATAAAAGCTTAATAGACCATTAACTTTAAGGTTTTCATATGTATCATCATCAATTCCAAAATCTACCAATGGATTAGAAGGTTGTTTATAATCATCTTCAACTACTTCATATGTAAAATCTTCCACTGTACCCTCTGGGTTTTCTTCCATCATTGACTCCCTTATAACTTGTTGTGATAATTTTTCCATTTGATTGTCCTATCTTAAAAAAAGGCGGGGCATAAGCCCCAACCATTAAGCTGATATTTGTTCTTTGATAGATTCAATATCTTTATCTTGCGTTCCCAATGCTTGAAGAGCGGAAACTGCATTTGTTATCCACCATACTAAAACCTTTTTATTCTCAGGTGTGTCCTCAAAGAACTCTTTCTTAAGTTCACGAATGTGGAATGGTTCTGCACCATCCACTTTAGTTACAAAACTTTGACTTCGGTTTAACCCGATGTTTAGAAACTTTGCTGTTTTCTCTTTATTACAGATAAGGAAGGCTGACTTTTCAAAGTCTCCTTCTTTAGCAGGAGTAGAGATAATAGCATAACCTTTTTCAAATAGTCTGCCCAAGAAAAAGCCATTCTTAATCTTGTCATCAGTCATATTTGTGATGGCATTGCCTTGCCCAGTTGATGTTAGGAGTCCCGGAACTCCCCTTCCTCTGTCATTAGCCGGTTTAACTGGTTCTGATACTGCTTTGCCCTCTTCTTCGATAACCAGTTCTTGTACATCTTTTTTGTTATCAATATCAAGGGTCCTACCGTCAACAAAATTGGGAGACATATTAGGCTTGCTATCAACAAGACCAAGCCAGTTACCGCCGTGATCAAAAGAGTCAGGATACTTCTCACGTAGAAGCTTCCACCAATTTGCCTTAGCCGTTCTCGAGCATTTGGGTGGCTTGAGTTGACCCGCTGATATCTTAGAGAGTTCACCCTTCGTTGGCAATGCTGGGATGAAATCTGCTCGTATGTCAGAACTAGTGGTTTCTTTTTGTTTATCCAATTTCTCATCCTTAACCTCTTCTTTTCCTTTGACTAAAGTAGCAAACGTTTTCAATGGTAGATTTTCAAAATGAATAGCACCAGAAAACATAGCATCATGATATTCACCTTCTTTAGGTTCTCTATTAGGCTTACCTTCTAGATAGATGAATTCGGCTCCAGGCGCTGGCTTTTCAGAATCTTTAGGAACATATCCAGCTATAACACCTTGTATAATAACTTCTCCATTAGTGGAGGCTATCCATACTTTACCAGTGGTTTCATCAGATGTGATATCATATTCCTCATTAATCTGTTTTACATTATTCATAACTTCGTCAAATTCAAATAACGCTTTGCCATCCTTACCTATATAATTTCGTTGTTTGTCCTTTTTACTCATTATTTGCCTTAAATTTGCTTCTGTGATTAACGATTGCTGATCAAGAAAATGAAGATTAGCTTTATGTTGCGTATTTTCTTCCATTAATGATGCAATCTGTTGATTAATTTTTTTGACTCTTTTTGCTAGGTCAGTCATAATTCAACCTTTCTGATATAGTTCAATTTTTCTTTAAGCTCATCTTTGAGCTCATAAGCTTTTTCCCAATAGGGTAAGACTTTATAGAATCCATCCCAACTACCAGAGTGATGAGCAAGGTCAAATATATCAAATTGTAACCATTTGTTCTCTAAAATTTTCTTGTAGAGAATGGTTATTTCTTCACCATACCATTCATCTGCTAAGAATAATTCTACTCTTCCATTGTTTAAATCCTGTATCTTACCATAATCTTTCCAGAAGCTTCGAGAGGTAGTCCAATCTTTGCCTCTTTCTCGGATTATTATATATTGGAAATCCATCTCATCAGATGTTAAAACTTCTCTATCAATACCATAACTCATCGTATGTCTATGACGGGATGGATTATCCAAAAATAGTGTATCCTGTTTAATTCTTCCTACTGGAAATTCATTAATACCATAAGAGATAACATAGACATCATGGTTTCTTCTTATCATGCTTACCTCGTAATCTCTTATCATACTCTTTCTTGGCCATTTCATAGGAATAACATTTCTTATCACTTAATCGAGGTAGTACCTCTACCTGATGTCCTATTTGAATCAGCCCAGCATAGACTAACATTACATCTGTTACATGCCCATCCCATACAGCTAATAGAAAATCGCTATAAATCTGGTATTTAACCGTCCTGAATATCTCAGATTGATTACCAGTGAGTCCCTCTCCTTGGTCAACTATCCTTATATCAGGTTCTTGATTAACGATAACTGGTATTGCCCAGTCACTATATCCTACTATGCCTCGATGTTCATCGGCTATTGTAAAGTTGAATAATTTAACTATGCTCAAAATTGTTTGTTTGTCCTTTTCATTTAATTTGAAATCATTTGGTGAACTACATAACTTACGGTACAATCTTAGTACCAGCTTCTCTATTTCGTGAGATGTGATGATCTTCATGATATTCTCCTAAGAATGTAGTAATGTATTGATAAATCTGCATCTCTCTTGTATGCTTTTTCCCAAGGTCTTTAGTAATTACGCTTGCCCAATAACCTCCCCATTTCTTGGGGGTTAGGATCAAGTCGCACATTCTTGGGATAGTGTCATAATTGCTTTTGATTTGTGGATAAGCTTTAAGTAATTGCAAATCCCAATTATCATAAACAAGAGATGTCACATCATCATATATCCATATTCTACGAGGACTAGCCATAGCCATTGCATAGGCTACTTCATCATCACGAGCAAGGTAGATAGGTCTGTCATATCGATTAGCATTCCTTATCATACCTATTAGCCAAAAGAGTAGCGCAAATGTGCTTGTAGTTCCAATGATACCTATCAAAATAGATAATGCGTTTAGCTCCATTGATTTTCTTTCTTAATCTTTAGATATTCCTAGTTCAGGGGGAGAGAGAACTTCAAATTCTGCATCCTCAATCTCCTTTTTTGATTTTTCTTTAAGAGCGATTCCAAGCTGATCACCAAATAGCTTGACAAGCAATTGTATATTAGCTCGTCTTTCTTTGGGTACCTTAGACTTTTCGTCAACAACAAGCTCTGTTACTTGGTCAACTAAAAATTCTATCAGGGATTCTGCTCCTGTTTTTTCTTTTAAATTCGTTTCGACTTGTGCCATAAATGGCTTCATCTGTTCCATCAATTCAGCCCTTACTAACGGATCATCCATCAATTTGTTTAATTGTATTAAAATTCCGTTACGACTAAAAGTTCTAACTGAGTAGGCTTTGATATAAGCAGCGTAGATATCCATTCCTCCCGCTACGAGAGTAACAAACTCTTTCTTTTTGCTTGTCATATACCTACCAATACGTGGGGTATTACCAAGTGAGTTCTTATGAGCTGCCGTGGCTACTGCATAGAAATTTTTAACATGTTTCTGGCCATATTTGTCTATATAGACATAGAAGGTGCCATTGGGGAAGCGATAGCTAACTGTATGTTGTCCTGAACGATGTCTCTTATTCACAAGCTTATACTTATGGAGACATTGAATAACATACCCATCATCGCTTACAACCCAGTCACCAGGTTCTGTTTTGCCATCATACCAAGGTTTTCTAAAAACTATGCTGTGCTCCGTGGCCTCATCCTCACTATCGTAGATAATGTGGACTCCTTGATACTTGCCACTTCGTATTGTAAAATCACGCATAACGTCCTTAATTATATATTGTACTGTCTAATATACAACAAAAGATGTCATTTGTCAAGTCTGCTGACAGTATAAGGTAAGGTTACAAATAATACCCATCTTCCCAACGTTTCCTTAACTCGGTTCATCTTATGGTATTTCACAGCCTAGAGTTTGGCCCTCCAGGATCACCGACCTCGCCTTACTGCTTATACTGCAATGATAGCCTACTTAGGTGGCATTGATAATGTCTTCGCCTTCCTTAAGGTTGTCCTCATTATCGTGTAGTGTAGCATGCCTTATAGCAGACTTACCATCACCAGAACCATTATTTACCAGATTAGATCCAACGATTACTATTGTTTTCACTGGATTAGGCTGGTTTGCCTGGTTCTTAGGAATAGCATTAATAATATTATTGTTATTTGGGTTACCATCACCACCGGCTATAACAAATTTTGATTTTTCATAAAATGATGGATTATTTGCAGCCATTGGAGATACAAATGTATAACCAGCATTACCGTGAAGTAGTATCTGCACTCTGATACACTGATTAGGATCCATCTCCTTAAGTGTAGCTTCAATACTATTCAGTAATGACTGACCTGCATCTGTGATTATTTTGGCTAATTCCCCAGAACCTAAAGAGGCTATTGTACCTCCTTGGTTATCCAGAAGATTCTCACCGTGGTTTAATTTAACCAGCGTGAAATCCATCATAGGTGGTTCACCTTGAAATGTGATTCCGTTCATTCTTAATTCCTTTTCTTTCATTAGTTAAAAAAATATGAGCTGAGGGCTAATGTTTTGCCCTCATCCCAATTATCGCTCTACTAATATCGTGGTGGTACAATACCAAACCCAGCGTCACTGTCTTATATGGTATCTATTATTAAGATATACACTTTCGTATACATCATAACCTTGTCATCTTTCGTCAAGATAACTGAAGATATTCATATGGTAGTCAATCGGCGCCTCCCGAGACAGGGGAGACCAAGCTTGACATAGTCATACTACTTGTTGATAGCAGCGTATAGATAGTTTAAATCAAGGTTTCGTTTTATTAGTAAGCACACCGAATTACGTCGGTTTTCCTATTAAAAATCAGCTAAAAGGTTATCAAGATCTGTATTTTGATCGGTAACTTCTTCTTTTGTATCCTCTTTTACTTGAGGAATTTTCTTTATTGTCTCTGCTTTAGTTTCAAGGTCTACTTTTACCGCCTTGATTGGTATGTTGCTTTGCTTCTGCTCTAAGATAGTTAAATCTTCATCTTTTAATGCAAGATACGTACGAGTAGCTCTGATATATACAAATTTATGTGTACATCTTGGGTGCAAGCATTCCCAAATGTTCTGCTGTTTATTTAGCAAATGAATTTTTTTGTCACCGCAACGCGGACAATGTAATCTACCTTTCCTTCGTTTTTGTTTTCTACTTGCCATAAATCTCCTATGATTAAGTGGGTCTCACGGCTTTGGACACCGGAGCCCACACTATAGACTCTACGAGACCCTAAAAATTATTTAGCACCCAGTGTTTTCAGTTTTTCCATAATTTTGAGATTTTGGTTTCTTAAGGCAGCATTTTCTTCTTGAATTAGTTTACCTGCTTCAGGAGTAATCAAATTGCCTCTTTCCTGGTGATACACGCGTTTAACGTATTTCACCGATGCAACCAGACCAACAAAGAAGATGAGTAGTATAAATGAACAAGCCATTACTATACCAACTGCTCCAATTGCTGTTTGGGTTTCCATATTTGCCTTCTTTCTGTTTAGTTAATAATATATTATTTGGAGAGGGTAGTGGGACTGGCGGGATTTGAACCCGCGACCTTCTGTTCCTAAAACAGACGCTCTATATCACCGTTGATATCACTTACCTTAATGCATATCAAGTACTGACTGAGTAAATGTTAGGGCTCGACTGTACGTACTTATGTCGCCGAGTATCTTGGTTAATCATTACGGATCATCCGCTGACTGAGCTACAGCCCCAACATCAAATGATTCAACACGTAAAATACGCTCGCATTTGATGTTTCCTGAGATGTACACATTGTGTAGGACTTCCTTTATCAGGATCCTAAAGCAGTCTGTGACTGAATATTCACAATACATCTCGTGCTTTGCTCTTCTTGATATTTATTCGCTTCTTAGTATATGAATTCCGCATCTGCATTCGCCAGACTCAGACACATATACTGAAGCGTAAGTCAAAAAAAGCCTACAATAGTCAAGACCTCGGCCCGGTAAAGCTTAGTCTCGGTTCTTGTAGGCGTACATACTGTGTTTATATACCGTCCATATTATCAACGGTGAAAGGAGGTCCATTTACTATTTGTATGCTGCGGCAAATGAACGCAGAAACTCGTGGGTAGTGTCAACTAGGGAGGATGCTATGATTTATTTGGAGGAGATTGATGTTTTTTGTTTGTCAAGCACTACCCATTCGCGAGGGATCACGAATATCTGTTACTCCAATACTATGGGAGCATTGATAGTAAAACCACGGTTGGAATCTAATATTTGAAATTGTTGCGTAGGCTCCTCTGCGGGAAAACCTAAGCGAATAGAATATGGATTGGCTCCACATATACTTCCATTCATTATACACGCCCCAGACGAGAGTGCGTCTCGCGTATGCCAATGTCCAATAAAATCCATATCAGCCTTTATCTGCCTATTAACTTTGGCAATAAATCGCATTAAAGGAATATAAATGCCACCAATACCACCCATATATCTGAAAGCGTGGCCGTGATGGAATCTTAACATCTTATCATATACTTTAAGATATGTAAAATATGATTCGCTGATCACCCACTTAATCTCTGGTATTGCTTTAGCTAATGCATTATAAATAGCCCATTCGTATGAATGTAGTGCTTCTTCATCACTATAAATCTTGTTTGTTGTCCGTGAATGGTTACCTATCTTACATATAACTGTAATATTTCTAAACTTGCCGTGCTCTAATATGAATTTAAAACCCTCTACAAGAATATCTGTTATCCAAATAGATGCTTGCACGGGTGTCATATAATTTGTACGTAGGTATTCCTCGTGAATAAAACCGTGTATAATATCACCTAATAAACCAATAACACAGTTATCAAGAGTAATCCCACGTCGTGTGAGTTTAACTAATGTAATGAAATTCTTAAAATAATGTTCTAACCTTTGCTCACATATTCCTGGGTTGAACTTGTTAAATCCATTTGTCTGCTCTAATGTAATCTTACTTTCTGCGTGAATATCACTTAACAATGAAATGACCGTACCTTGCTCTTCTTTCTTAGGCTTGGTTCTATCAACCTTGATAGCCTTCATAGTACGTAGTGTGTTAGCATTACTCTCATAATACTTATTCATTTCACTGACTAATTTGAGTTCAGCGTTAGCACTGTTCAGGTCTTCCCTGAGTTCTTTGTTAGTCTTTTGATATTCTCGCAACCTTCTGCGATGTTCTACGCCATCGCCTGTTGATTTCTTTGCCATAATGATCCCTATGTTGATGAAAAGAGAGGACGAGCCATATACTGTAACAAAGCTAAAAAAGCAAGCCCTTAGTTAGGGCTCGCATTAATTGTTGTTTGTTGTGCCTCGCTTAGACTTCTAAGTCTATTTCCTCTGCAACTTCGTCAGAAGGGATTAGATCTTCAACATCTGCATTCAATTCAACTTTGTCTACCTCAGTTGTGAATGATGCTTTGATCCTATCACGGCAAGCAAATGTAAGGTTGTTATCCTTACTAACAGATATTAATGTGCCGTGTGCATTCTTCATACCGCCAGAACCGTCTGGAAGGTTGAAGTTGAAACGTATGTAAAAGCCTGTTCCTTTAAGTGAAACTAATAATGCTCTTACGAAATCTGCTTGGGTCTTATGACCTTTAGGGCCAGCAGTCTGTCCTTTGTTTTTCAAGAAGTAGGATACCATTGGGCCTTTATTTCCATCCCAAGGCTCTACTTCACCGGTACCGATAGATGTAATAAACTTAGTAGCTTTCTCTATCTGTAACTTGCGTTTTGCCTCGTCCATTGTGACCTCTTGATTAATTTAATGATTTACCTCACTTTGTGCGAGGTTAAAATTGCAGACAATAGTAATAAGTGCATTGCTTTCATAAGCGTAGCGTTCATTACTTGTCTTTCTTAAACATCTTGTTGAACTCACGTTTATTATGCTTATGATCATATTGCCAATAAGCCCAAAATGCGAGTACGACAAAGAATACCACTACTATAAGTGATATGATGCTCTGACTATCCATACAAACTCCTGTTTGTGAATGATTAGTTACAGGTTGCACAAAACATACACCATCCCCACAACCCGTCGATGCCCTCAACATATGAACTGGTACATCTTATACAATTATAAGCTAAACCATTTATATGTCCTGTTTCGCAGGTTGTAAGGTGTATCATACCAGTAAGCAAGTCACCTTGTGCAATAGTGTCTTGTGGCATTGCTGTTGGAGTACAGTCCATACATTGAAACTTTTGACTCTTCTTGAGTTGATGTAAGTGTTTCAATGTAGTTATACTACTTGGTAGGATGTACTCAAATTTCTTCTTACACTCATAGCATTGTACGAAGATGTGCATAGTACGCCTTTCTTGATTAGTTAATGAATTAGTGAGTACGCTCCTAATTGAGTTTCAAAGGACACGTACTCTGTTGTTAATCGGAGTAAACAACGTTAGTAATAGTAATAAGTGACATAACTTAGAATCGTTTGACAACAAATCTAATGTACCAAAGACCTATCATCACTACTATTAAAATGTATGATAGTTTGCTAATGTGAAGGCTTAATACATCCATATGTAACCTTTGAAGCGCCTTGTCTTCATTCTGTTGTTCCAACCGTATCTACTCATATTAATACTCCTATGATTGTGATTATGATTAATGTGATTGTTAATGCCATACCTAACCCTGATAAGATGTGTCTCATTATTATTCCTTACTTAGTGTTTGATGTGTATTTATCATCTGTCTTTTTAAACCAACGAAATACTACTAAGAAGACAACGATGCAGAAGATAGCCTCTAATACTATCATTGTATTACCTCTTATGATTAGTGATTGATTAATGTGGTTAGTGAGTGCAACCCAAGCTGTGTTTGAATGGTAACGATGCACTCTGATGGTTTATCATCAATTGTGTTTCTATCAGTCATCAAACCTTAGGATACAAACACCATTGATGAATACCTCTGTCCATACTATGACATCAGTATCAGTTTCCACTATCATTACACCGTTGTCCCAGTAGTGATAATGTCGTGATGTTTGATGTATGTCCTCATCGTATTCAGTATAATTAGCTTTCTCATCTTGCAACATAGGTTGTATGAGTTTATAGAGCAGGCTGGATAGAAAGTAATTATACTGTGAGTCTTCTATTGGTTGAGGTCCGTGGAAGCTGTTGACTGATTCAGCTATGATGGTTGGTAATGATTTCATAATGTACTCCGATGTAAGGTTATTAATGATATGGTTTATTACCACTAATTAGTAGTAATAAGCGCATAACATAACATATCATACGCTCTACCTGTAATGGATGTGCAAGTGTACTGTGTGCTTTATATTCAATTGATATCATCCCCACGTGTGTGTGTGTGATAAGTAATAGAGTATGCTGTATAATGTATGGTGTATACTACATATGCCTATAGTATGTGATATCTACAAGCATTACGATAGAATGTGCTTACCAATGATAGGCATAACCTAAGGATCAAACGATAGGGGGGGTTGAAGGTTGTACGGCAGGATACTCTTAAACAAATAGACGGCATACATTTGCGCCCAATTTTTTTCAAAGTCTGTTAAGGGATGAAAGGATGGTAAGAAAGCTAAGTACTTATTACTATTGTTCGCTTATTTTTTCAAATTTTTAAGTAAAGGAGAAAAATCAAATATGAACTTAATCAAATACTGGATTGCATCATTTCTGATTTGGGTATATTGGATGTGGATAACACCTGCGCCATTCTCAAACAGTCCTTATGTCAAACCAGAACCTATCATAATATCTGTATTTGTAGCTATTGGCAAGGTTTTGCCTTGGATAATAGATACAACAGAACAGATAATGTATGGAATGCTAAGAGGACCTTAAAGATTAACTACACGTCTTTTGTGACGCGAGGTTCGCTGGTAAGATAATACATTTTTCATCAAAAGTCAAGAGGAAAACATGAAAAAACAAAAGAAAATGATTCATACCTCGGATTATGCACTCACAATGTACATTGACATGACAACACCCCTGGTTTTAAGCCTTCAAATTACTCATTTCTGTAAGGAAATCGGAGATTTCTTGAAGGAACAGGTATTTTTCGAGGCATCTAACGGAATGCGAGTCGTTCCAATGGATTGTTTTACATATACGACTGTAAGAGAGGCACCCATCAAGGGATACCTATCAGGCTTTTACAGCACTACGTCGAAAGACTGTTATTCACAAGTCGCTATACTCTGTAGGTCTGAGGAAGAGAAACTCAGCCTGAGTCGCGCAATTAATCAAACTGTAAGTGAACTTATCCACGCAGTATTCCTGGGATTTTCAGACAGCAGCCTGTGGTTTCAGTGGAAATTAGATGAGGATTAGGGTTTCACCGTGAATGGTTTAACTCATATCGGACTTTGGTTCAGGTCCCGTGTTAAATGAACCGCAGTTTACAAGGTTGGAAGCCCAGAAGGTAACTAACGAAGCATCACGGAGGGACATGGTTTAAGACGTCCAAAACCTTTTACTGTGCGTATTCTAGGCCCAATGTATTTATACATATTTCGAGAATGACCATATTTATATAACAACGAGATTGGCCGTTCCTCGGTTAAGTGAACGGATTTATGCTCCATTAGCTCAATTGGATAGAGCGCAGCATTACGGATGCTGAGGTTGGATGTTCGAGTCATCTGTGGAGTACTTATTGTTGTCCTCAACTTTGCACCAATATTCTTGATTGATTTCAGGTGAGGTGCAATGTTTTTAATGTGCAGGTAACGTAGTTACTTTGCACACTCCGTTTATGGTGTATCTCACGCCTGTTCGGTGCTATTCATTAGCGTAATACGAACGAACCAAAATCTGGCCGTAAACCAGTAGCCGGAAGGCAAAGCGAGTGTGGTCGACACTGCTATATATCCTTAGTATGAAAGCATGCGGGTAGATGTCTAGTCAGAAGGAAAGGCATTCAGGAGAGAAATTTTTATGCCGTAAGGCACAATCAAACATTATCACCAAGGAATCCCACCTTAGATAGTGTGAGGTTCATTAAATAATCATCAACTAATAGAAAGGATACTATATGTTCTACAACAATGTGCAGTATCTATGTGGCTATATGCCTATCTTTCAAACGAAGGTAAGCTACAAGTTGGATAAGCATACTAATGCATTAGTGTTTCAGGTCTTAGACCAGTCTCCTGATGTTACTGCTTTCCTTGCTAACAATACTTTCTTGTCTCCTTCAACTGGATTCAAGGTTGAATTGTCAGCTAAACCGGAATTTAAAATTTCCAAAAATACCATTTTCTTGCGTGGTAGTGACAAAACTAATGATTTTAAGCCTGATGTCACACGTTTCGTTGGCAAGATGCAGCGCGACAACGCTCATGAGTTGTTTATCCAAACAATACAAGAGCTTGTTGACACAGTTAAAGAGCTGAGTACAGCTACTCCAGTTAACGTATTAGGTAATGCCCAGGTGTATGGTGATACAGTTAACGTTCGTAGTTATAAACGCTCATATCCAACACGTAATAAAAATCGTGAAATAAAGATTATAATTGCGTAAAACAAAGTAGGAGTAAATTCATATATGTTAAGATATAAATTAACACCGTATGAGCGTGCTTTCACTTTCCAAATCCTTTCACAGGATTCAGTTATTGAGGATGCCATCGCTTCGGTTGGTGGCTCCTTCCTAACTTCTAATGGCTGGAAGATAAAGATCAAGAACAGCCCGGAATTGAAAGTAGTCTCAAAACGAATATTCTTAAGAGGTGCCAATTCCTCAAGAGATAATCGTATTGATCGTACCTGGAACATTATGGGCAACCATACTAGAAATGCGATCATGAAGGATGTTGATATTGCAATGGCAGAACTCATTTCTTTTGCTAAAGCATACGACAACTCTCGTTATGAGTGTGCATGCACTTATAGCCAACCCCGTTACGTATATGCGCCATGCTGGAGCTGGGCCTCTGAAGTTCAGATTCAGAAAGAATATGCGCCGTACGGAACTATAGATAGAGATGGATGGGGAACGAATAAGCCGAGTGGTAACCCAATCGTGTATTCTCTCTAATACATCTATTTTTTATAAAACATTAATCCCTACCGCCATGAAAGAACTTAAATGCGAGGTAAATGAATGCAATGTCACGTTAAATAGTATACCTGAAGTAGGCACTGGTCTTTGCGACCGCCATCATTCCGCTCTCTCGGATAAGGGAAACTATGCAGTAATATGCGATTCGTGTACGAACATTCATGCAATCGAGCCATCGCCTCTCCAATACGGTGTGCTCGTGTTCAGAGATAAATATGTTTATGTGGAGTCTTGCCCCCAGTGCAGTAAGACAAGTTCCGGTGAAGACTGGCTTAATAAGCCTGATCGTGGGGAATTATCCGATGTGGTACTCGGAGTCGGTGTAACGCTGAACCCTGACCGTCAAGGTCTCATGGCTGGAGCTAAACGCAATAGCCGTATAAAGTCCGGGTCGTGTTCACTGGGTACGGGCGACCAAGACATATTTGCCAAGATCAAACTATCACCTAAGGAAGCAGATCACAATCTATCTAACTTTTTTGATAATTTAGATTACGGAGAACTGGATCATGGTAACTAAACCCACCGATCATGAAACCAAACAAGCTGAGTCAAAACCCACTGATGTGGGATTCAGCCGAAGTAAATCATCAACTGAACTTATCGAAGCTCTTGCAAATATCACAATAGTGGAATCCCTAGAAAGAGAGTTGCAAAAATATATTTCTGCACCTTACGATAGGAAAACACCGAAAGAAAAGGTTAATAAGAGACCAGATGGCTATGATTATGTAGCCAGCTCTTGGATGGATCATGAAAGCAAAGAAAACATACCCCTGTACGAGTTTAAGTTACTTAACCAAAGTATCGAGCTCGGATGGGTGATATGTTATGTATCATTGAAAAACAGAATAACAGGGAATACGGAGTTGGGCGCAGGCGCAGCACGTATTCAAGTGAGTAGAGGCGTGGTAGAGCCTGGATTTAGAGATGTCATTGACATGTCTAATAACGTTAAGGCCGCTCTTACCAACGCTATTAAGAACGCGCAATCACGTTTTGGAATCGCGGCTGATGTCTATCAGAAGCGTGAATCCTTACCTAACGATGATGAGCGCAAACGGTATACGTCAATGTTAGGCGAAATCCGTAAAGAGTCCCCCACCATGGCTCAGAAATTTACTTCTCAATGGGAAGTACTGGGCACTGATTGGGCGGAATTTCTCGACAAATGGCAACTCTATTTAGATCGAGACAAATCAAATGATAAAAATAAGGTAAAATTATAATGACAAATTTACAGATTAACCCCTGGGAATTAGGCGATAACTTGAATTCGACCGCAATACCAGCTACCTGCAAAGGTAAGTTCACTCTTGTTAAAATGGTTCACCCCAAAAACAAAGGTGTTAGAAATGGTATTGTAGGAACATTCCTTATGACTTCTTATGAAGACGATAATGGAAATAAGGTTGAACTCGTTACTGCTACTGAATCCGAGGCTGGTTATAAAGTTGAATTCCCTAACGGAAAACGCAGTATGATTGGTACAAAATTCCGTGGACCTCAGAACGATTACCGTTTTATTAATCCTAAAACAGGTAAATGGTTCCAGATTTCTAAGGAAAAGCTTACCGAAGAGTACGCTACCACCTTACTTGCAACTAAAGTTGAAGACTGGGAAGACAAAACTGAAGTAGAAAAAGATGCTCTTGTCGATGAGTATCTAGTGGATATGTTTATGTTTGGACTTTCACAAGACCTCGCGCTACCCGTAGAGGAAGATGGTTCGTTTGAGAAGCCATTCGTAGGGCTTACGACTAGCCTGTATCGTGTGAGTACTCCCCCTGCAGAGGGTGAGAAATATCCTAATGTGAAGATAACCAAATGGGAAAAGGGCAAACCTTCTCTCGATGGCGAGCATGGAAGCGTTCCGGAAGCACTTGCTTTGGCTATTTATAATGAATATCTAAAGCGTGATGACCAGAAAGCAACTGATGCCCCATTCTAATAAGTCACTTTTCTACGATGACGGCGTGCTTCGGCACGCTGATGTCGTACATGAAGTCTTTGAACTACATAGGAAGTCTCGCCATTATAGTTTAAAGAAAGGACGGCAACTTGAGACGACCAAAAAGATCAACTACATTAATCGACAATTTGTAGAAGAGGCCTTCAAGTTGTATAAGGAGGCGGCAATGAAGCAAAAATTAGCACCGCATCCAAATTACTTTGTAGCAATATGCAGAAGATTATACACCGAAGACCTTGACAAATGGGCTACAAAGAAGTATAATAAGGACTTCGACAAAATAAAAAACTCTAACCTAGGTAAAAGCATATAATGATTGAACTCGCAAGTTGGGAAGCAGAAGAAGCCATACTTGGTTACCTGCTTAATCCCGCAATTGATGCAGAGAAGAAACTTCAGACCTGCACAATTATTGAACCCGAATATTTCGAATCAAGTGCATTTCAAAACATATTTGAAAATATCAAAAGTATGAGAGTCTTCGATAAGATAGTTCTCTGGGATAGAATCCAAGCTAGAGGTCATACGACTTTAGAATGGAAAGACATCAAAGACATCGAGGAGTTTGTAACAGAAACAGAGCTAAACGCATACATTGAAATCTTACTCGATAGAAAACAACGTAGAGCGTTAGTCAAAATGGGTGATGACATCAGAAACGAGATAGCTCGTGGTGATGATCCATTTGAGGTTGCCCTAAAGGGGCAGAATCAATTGATGAACTTAACAGCTCGCACTCAATTAGAAACAAATCAAGAACTATTAGATAAAGTTCTCTCAGAGGACAGAAGTGATATATTAAGTACAGGTTATGAACTAATAGATCGCTTTATAGGTGGTTATGCACGCGGTATGATAATTACTGTAGCAGGTGATTCTGGGCATCTTAAGACTACCTTTGCTTTAGATAAAGCATTCCAGATGGCTGAAAGAAATCCAAAGATCAAGGTCGCCATTTTCTCTAAGGAAATGTTAGCAACCGATCTTATGAAAAAGCAAATAGCCCGCATCTGTGGGATTCCCACTCCACTAATCTTTAGTCAACAATATGATAAAGAATTCGTTCGTAAGAAAATGATGGAAGTGGAACCATGGGCAAGTAATCGAATCAGAATAATTAACCCTAATTCTTTTTCTGGAGTAGCTGATATAGCCAAGATTCAAATGACCCATCGTTTCGACGTATGGTTTTTGGATTTCATCCAATTACTTGAATTTGCAAGACACGCCAATAGCAGTTCAGACTACAATATCCAAATTGGGCAGAACATGCGTAATCTACAAGGATTAGCGTTAGCTACTAAATCTGTAGGCATTATCTTGTCTCAGGTTAAGAAAGGCGTAGAACAAAGGAGGGTTATGAAACCGACTATCTCTGATATAGAATGGTCTGGTTTAATTAAACAATTATCTTCGTATATATTCTTTAGCTATTATCCAGGTAAGTATTATGGTTTTGATACTATCGAAGCCGATCAATACTATCTAATAGCAGAGAAAACGAGGTTCGCTGAATCCTTTTGGCTACCCATGAAGGTAGACGCAGGATTAGGCGTGTTCACAGAAATCACAGACGTTGATCTCAGAGAGACAATGTCGGCTCAATTACGGGCGCTTATAGAATAAGGAAGAAAATTATGCTCAAAATACAATATCTGAATATAACAGATAGTATCACGGAGTATGAAATTCCAGCAGCAAACCGAATTGTTCCAGAAGATCAAATCCTACCCATATTACTCGACATTCGAAAAGAGTGGTTGAAAACGCATAGTGTTTACGAATACTTTCCGTTAAAGCAATTACTCACAGTTGAATGGTCTTGGGAAGACTCATCAAAGAGAACGCTACCACAAAGGATAGCTAGTATCCTTAAACAACATGGTGCTGTCTTACCCAAGAGTTTCTTAGGGGCTCTTGGGAACCATGTTAAAGAGACTATCCCAATATCAAAACCATCATTAATTGATATTACTCAAGATTTTGATTGGAAAGAAGGAGATTTTCAGGACAGTGGTTCATGCTTCTGGCAAGGCAGACGTGAAGTCAAAAATGCCATGGAAAAGGACAAGAGATTTTATGCCTTTAGAATATATGATTATGAACATCATAGAGGAGAGAGGGGTATACAAAATATGCTTCGTCCCTTTCTTGGTGGTCGGCCTCCCATATTACCTAGAGGTACTTATAATAAAAAACCCATTTATGGGTATGCAAGATGTTGGTTATTTGAAACTACAGTTAAAATTAAACTGCATGGTAAAATGACCAAGTCTTTAGTATATCTTGCATTTAATGCATATGGTCTTACAATGAAACAAATTGCACCAATATTAGGAACTAAAGCTAGATGTGCCTATCAACCAATTAAACTATCTAATAAAGGTAAAGTCCATGGAGGACTATACTTTAACTCAAACTCTTATGTTTTTGGTGATCCATTAGTAATACGCAATATGCACCATTACAATTTTAACTTCGACAATTCTTACGATTCGAAAACTCGAGGTACCATACCCAATGGCATACAAGAAAGACGATTAAGGTGGCAAGAAGGTATGCAATATCAATATGATGTAAGGAATCGTCGTAATAGAAGATGGACAGAAAAACCTGATCGCAAAAAGGAAAAAACTAAGAATAGGAAAAATCCCATACAGGGTGACCTTCTTCAAACTGTTCATCACCATAACCGAGATCTAATGCATGATCTCATTGACTGGATGGATTTTGCCAAATGGGAAATACCTAATCCAGCAACCCAAAGATTCTATTGGAGACTGCTCTATCATAGAACAAGAGGAGCCTTCTTCAGTGTTTTGATCAAACTCATCAACCATAAAATCACAAGAGGTTACAATGAAAAAGCCAGTAATAAGAAATAATCCGAAGAAGAACATGCCAAATCTCCATTACGGAGAAATGAAAGCTATGGCTAGGATGAAACCTACAGTAATAGCTGCTAAGTATGGTCTTACGGAATATAAAACCAAAGAAGGAAAACGATTTTGGTACCGAGACAATGGAGCAAAAGTTCTATTCGTCGGTCATACAGACACGGTACAGCCAAATGGTGTCTTCCAACCAGTAAAGTTCAAGTCAGATACTTGGATCTTTTCACCAACCCATGATGATAGACTTGGCCTACATGTAGGTTTAGACTATCTAACTAAATGTAAACTTAAATTTGACATCTTATTAACAGATGACGAAGAAAAGGGTAAATCCACAGCATTATGGTTTGACCCACCAAAGAAGTATAATTGGATGTTCATGTTCGATCGTAAGGGAACGGGCGCAGTAACATACCAATATAGCACAGAACAGCTTAGATATAAGCTCGGGAAATATAATTTTGAAACTTCTTGGGGTGGCTATAGTTGCATAAGAGATTTAGAACATCTCGGGTGTAGTGGTATTAACTTCGGAGTAGGTTATCATAATAATCATTCAGAAAATGCATATGCATCTGTGAATGAATTGAGAAGCCAATTACGTAAATTTGTTGATTTCTTTAAAGAATATCAATATGTTAGAATGCCACATGAAGCAGGTTATCAACGCTTTGCTGAAGCTGTGAATTATAATTCATGGGATTATAGGAAAGAAGACAGGGAGATTAATTCTCCTTACATTGGCCCCAGAAGACTCAATGAGAAATTAGACGAGTCCTATGGAAATGGAAATATTATTAATGCAGAATTTGAAGTAATTGAAGATGGACATAAAGGTTCTGAAGAGCATATAATTATGCCTCAGGAAGAACAATGGCCATATACAGATTATGGAGACTTTCTGCGAGAAAACAGATCAGTATCAGAAGTTACACCTGAAGGTAAGCTCTTATTTAATCGAGATAGAGATATTGGAAAATTATATCATGATGTAACAAAACTAAAAGTCTCGCCAGTTTTACCACTAGTCTTGAAGAACCATTTCAATATTCATAAAGTTATTGATTTAGTTCAACAGTCAAAATGGAAGTTAGCCATGTCAAAGTGGTTTTCAATTGCCGAGGTAAGTGAACTGGTTACTGAACTGAAGAACATTGGATTCGGAATGCCGTACAATGTCCAAGGATTTATGACGAGTAAACAATGGATTAAGTGTAAGGAATATGGTGATATTAAGCGTGGTAAAACATTGCTTGGTCCAGAACCAACTAATGCTAGGTTAGTGAGAATTTCTAAGGAAAAAGCTAAAGAGCTCACAACTGATAAAAAACAAGGCTTTTATGGAGATTGGAAGAAAAAGAAAGCAGAAGCCATTAAAGCTAAGAAGTTCATTGTATTACATCCTCTACCTCTTCCACCTGAAAGAGAAGCAGAGATGTTTGAAACAACTCGTGACTTAATTAAATCTGGATATACAGTGGAAACTCACTATATATGCCAGAATTGTAAGAAAGATAAGATATTTGATATTCAAACAACAGATCGACTACCTGAATTGTGTGGCAATTGCCTTGCAAAAGGAGTTGACTCATCACCACCTAGTAAGGAACCAGAACTTCCTTTCAAAGAGGAAGTCTCTCACAGCACGTGGGATAAAGAGAATGCACCTGTATGGGATTCTAAAGAGGTTCCTAATCTGAAGGTTACTGTTTCTGAGAAGAATGGTAAAACCTACTATTATAATCTGGATGAAAAGCGACGGGCTCGAGGCTTCGAGATTTCCGCTTATTTAGCTGCTAATAAAACAGCAGTTCCAGAAGTATTACTAGAAGCATCAAACGCGACCGGCGCAGATGTCTTTACTAAGATACTCTTAAACAAGAAAGAAACTGATGAAACACAATTCGAATTCATCGGCAAAGCAAACGGAAAAGGCGCAGACAAATACGCCTGGAGCAAACCTGGAGGCGAGCAGACCCTTGAAGTCAAGCGCAATCCAGTCGGGTTCACTCACGAGCAAGAGTAATCCCATTACGTTAGCTGAGCTATTGTATGATCATTTATGTCTCCAAGCAGATATAGAAGATCAAGACGGAGAAATTACTAACGATCAAGATCTAATATGGCAGAATCAAGAACTAGCTATCAAAGATAAAGTCGACGCATACGGATACGTCATGACCGAATTAGAGGCTGAGCTTGACAAGATTAAAGAACTCAAACGGGAAGCCACAGCGAGAATTTCTGGTGTCTCTGGCAGAATACAGAGAAACATCGCGCGGCTGAAACAGAGATTGCATAGCTTGAGCGAGGGTTCTCCCCTTCGTGGTCATATATACTCGTTCCATCCTTATATAAGCGAGAGACGAGAGATCGTTGACATAGAACAGGTTAATGACGACCTGATTAATGTGACGGTAAAATTAACGGAAGCAACATGGAAAGAACTAATAGCAAGCGTAGCTAAGGTTCCGGAGTTCAAGATTTTAAAGCGAGAGGCGCAAGTCTCTCAGCTTCCCGAAATTCATCCCGCATTGGCGACAAAGAGAACGGCGTCAGTCAGGATTACTTAGTATTTCTTCTCTTAGATGAGAAGCAAAACGTGGAGGACGTATCCTCCGCTTCAGTCATGATCAACCAGTGCCGGGACTCAAAAGAGCCGGTTATCTGGGTTGGCCCGATAGTTTAATAGATCGGATATTGGGATATAGTGAAGACTGTAAGTATGGAATTTTACGAATGAATGCAGGAGGCTATTGGATGGCCATTTGTACTGCATCAGTAAAATTGTATAGGTAGGCATATCCAATGCATGGACTTACTCCAAACCCACGGGTTAGAAATAACCGGCGGTGATCAGTGAGAAAATGTTGTTTAATGACACAGAGCGTAATGGCTCAGTAGAGAACTAAATTCAATCTACCTTAGTATAGTGGAGCCCTGCGCAGGGAAACTCTATACCTACAGAAACAAGTATAACCAGAAACTTTTGAAACTACTTATCCTTAGAACCTGAGGCTGCTCAACCTCACGATATGATTCCCTTCGACAAGGAATGTTATATAGTAACGTATTACTCTTGAAATATGGAGAGAAACCATCACGGCGTAGCCGACATGGCCTAATCCTAAATTTCTGTCTTGAAGTCGACTATATGGCGGTGCAAGTCCCATTCGGGCTACTATTTTTGTCCTCAAATCTCCCTTACTGGTGATGTCTCGGCTTAGTGCTGGGGCATCTTTTTTTAAAGAAAGCTTGACAAAGACAGTTTTATTTTGTATATTCAAAATCTTGATCATTTTTTATGCATAAATAAGAACTGTCCACATGATAAACTTTCAGAGAGTGCCTGAGCGCATTCGTGAAAGGTATGTGAGTTGGAAGTCTGATACAACCTGGGGTAGAAAACAATGGCTCACTCGTGCAGAAGAGTCAGAAGAATACTACTATAACGATGTAGATCAGACCGGTACGACTTATACCTCCACTCAAGTTTCTAAGATAACAGATAATACAAATATTCCTGTATCTATTAACTTTCTGCACCCCGTTACCAACCAGAAATTAGCACTCTTAACCCAGACCAAACCCTCCGTAAAGACATTGTCTTTAGATGGTAGGGCTAAGCAACATGCATTTGTACTTGATAAAATGAAGCATGGAATTATGTATAATTCTAATGCCTCTGTAGAAATCGAATCAATGATCAAGGAAATGCTAATAACAGGAATGGGCCATATTATGGTTTCACCTGTTGATTTCTACAGACAGGGTATGTTTAACCTTCGGGTTGCACATGTACCCTTTGATGAAGTTATTCTTGATATTAACGCTAAAAGTAAAACGCTTGAAGATATGGAGGGATTCTTTATTGAAAAAGCATTTACTATACCCAAGGCACTACAAGTCTATGGTGGTATCATCTCGCAACTTAAAAATGATAATGGTACACCGGTTGACATCAAGGGCCTTACTGGGCAAACATGGGTTGAACAAGAACTTACTGAAAAACAAGATGTGACTACTTCTCATTGGAATGCTGACGATAGAATTATCGTTCGTGAATACTATGAAAAAGTTTTTACTGATATGTATTTAGTCAAGGAAAATGGACTAGTTCAGATGCTCTTTAAAGAAAATCTGGGGCTAGAGGGAGAGGCCATAACAGCTAATGCTGATAAGGTTCTTCCTGATATTTACATAAAAAAGACCATTGCAATGGGTGATTGGACTATATGGGAAGAGATCTTACCTATAACTGATTATCCGTTAAGAACGGCCTTTTTTGAATGGGGTGGAAGAGCATATCGTAGTTATGGTATGATCCATTTCACCAAGGGTATGCAACAGGCTTTTGATAAAGTCTTGCAGATAATGATTCTTAATGGAATCCTATCTAATAATGCAGGTTGGAATGCTCCTAAGGGATCAATCGCAGAAGAAGATAGGGAGAAATGGGAACAATTTGGAGCAAACCCCAAAGTTATAAAGGAATATGTTCCAAAGGTATATGAGAATCAAGTTCTTAAGCCTGAGCGTGATAGTATTGCTAAACTTAGTAATTTCTATCCGAACGTATTAGAGATGCTGAAACAAGGAATCGAGTATTCTACAGGAGTCAATGCAATACTACAAGGTAATGCTAAAGATGCCGGAGTAGAAGTCTTCAGTTCCCTTCAGCAATACCAAAGTGCTGCTATGATGAGAGTAAAAATGTCATCAGCTCATATCAATCAAGTAATGAAAGAACTTGGACAGGTAATGATAGAGTATATGGCAGCCCATTTGACACCTGATAGTTTCTCATTCTTCGATGAAAATGGCGAATTGAATGAGTTGCAGATTGCGCTTGACGTTGCAAACGACATCAAAACGATGAAGTTTTTAACAGTGAGTGTACCGTCTACTGCTATGCCAACACAAAGATTGGCTATAGCTACAGAGTTAGCAAAAATTGCACAATCATCTCCTGATCCTTCAGAGAGACAAATCTTAACCCAGAAAGCAATGGAATTAAGTGATGTTAGGGAATGGGATGAACTAATGCAGAAGCTTGATACTGTTAAAAGAGCTGAACAAAAGCTTCAAGATCAGCAAGCTGCATATGATAGGCTCTTAGAAACGAGTAAACAGATGGAAAATAAATTCATTAACATCTCGTTAGAAAATAGGATTCTCAAAGAGATGACTAGTAAAGAGCAAATGATTGGTGAGAAGTTTGCAGAACTCGAGACGAAACTGAAATTGGCTGATGAATTGGCGAAAGCCCAGATCAAAGATAAATCAGATGCAGAAGCCAAGCGTAAACAACAAAACAAACAAGGTTAATAATGACACAAAATATCCAGACTTCAACCCCAGCATCGGGTGACATCTTGGATCCAAAGCTAGACAGCAGAACTATTGGGAATAAGGTACAGCCTCAGAATGAGACTGATCCGATTATGAACGATATCGACGCTATGTTTGGTAATAATGATCCAGGGCAGGCATTGGGTGATGGCACAGGAGACAGTGGTACACCGGTAGTGGACGGGGAAGGTCTCCCAGTTGCACCGAAAAAAGAGGACCCGCAACGTGCTTTTGATGGTATGTCGGTAGAAGAAAGAGCGACTCATTTTCAGTCTCTCCTAAACAAAACCGAAAACGAACTCAATAGCATTAAACCTCAGTATGAACAATACAAAGATGTTGCAGAATTTGTTAATCAGGTATATGAGGACCCGGAAGTTAAGGCAGCGTTCCTAGCTGATATAGCCCCGGATCTGGTTAAACCAAGCGATCCCTATGCGTCTTTACAAGAGAAGATAGGACAAGAATTTGGCGATGATTTCGTTCCTGATGATGATGAGGCTACCAAGCCGTTAACAAAATCATGGCGCTACTTTAAGCGTGTAGATGAACTTTATAAGGATCTTACTGAAAAAGGTGCAGCTAAGGCTCCAGCATCTCTTAAGGCATTAAGGGAACAAAGAGCTAAAGATGTTAAAACCCAATCAGAAGCTGCTGATAAAGAACGAGTTGATATAATGAATGACATGAAGTGGGGATCCACTGATTGGCAGGAATTTTCAAATTGGGCTACCAAAGTAGAGGGTAAACACCTCGCTCGTTGGTATGCTGGTCTACAAGGGCAAAAAGGTGCAAAAGCGCCTAACTTAGTTAATCAATTTGGTGGTCAAGCTCCAGTTTCTATACCGGAGCATTTTAAAGAATTGAATAAACATTTTGGATAATTAAGGAAAGAAAATGGCCAACGATTATAATTTAACATATTATGCCGCGCAACCGGTAGTTGATCAGATTCCTTCGAGTTTTCGAATATATGATAGACGTACCGCGATGCTTACCAAGATTGGTGAGGGACGTGCGAATTTAATGCGTCTATTATTGAACTATGCTAAGAGCAATGGTGCTTTCGTAGCTGCAGACGTCGAGACAAGATGGGGTCTGGAATATGCACGTTTAGCACGTATTTTTGGTTCATCTGATTCTACATCTACTTCAGGCGATAAGAATGATATAATTCATGTTCTTAACGCTGAAGGACGTAGATTACAAGCAGGTGACGTACTAAATCTTATGGGATTCTTTGTCAGTTCTTCCAGAGCATTACCTAATGCCACTGGTGAGGATATGAATCTTAAAACTAGCTCATTCCCATTACCAGAGCAAGTCCAAGTCATTAGTAATGGCGGTGACGGTTCGGGTAATTTAGCAGGTTCAGCATCCAGTACAGCTACTGCAGTTACAGTTCGCAGAAACTTTGGGGGCGTTGAGCCCACAGGTCATGCGGATATGGCAGTAGATATTGCTGGTGGAACTTGGGCTTCTCCAATAACCGCGCCTTTCTTATGGAAAGCTGGAAACAGCATCCCTGAAGGTAGAGACGATCAGCTGACGTACAGTGACGTTGACGAATTTGATTATAACTATTGTCAAATAGTAATGAGAAAATGGTCTGCAACTGAAACTGAACAGAACGTAAATCGCTTCTTTACAGCAGAGAAAACATTCCAGAGGAATGGTCGTAGAGCACTTGAAGAGTTCTTCAATGAGATGGACGTCATGGGCTTGTTCGGTTCGAGAGGAACAGCTACAGAAAACGGTCGCAGGAAATGGTACGCTGGTGGAATAGCAGAATTTATTCCCGCTGCAAACCATGTGAATTACGATGATTCACTATTTCAGACTAAAAACTTTAACGAGCAACTTAAAGACATGTTCTATTATGGAGCACAGGTCAAAGTTGGACTCACAGGAGCAGATTGGTATACTAAATTTAGTAATATGATCGATAATAAGATCATACTACCAGCAGCTGTAAATAGCTGGGGTGTTGAACTAGTCAAGTTTAATGCTTCTAATGGTGGTACTCTGCTTATTGCGCCTTCAGATACACTTTCGCTACACGGAATGTCTGATTACGCTTATATAATTGATCCGGCTCACTTCCAGTATGGTCACCTTCAGAACATGGATATTAAAACTATCACTGTTCCACAGGTTAACCCTCATGAAATGGAATCTGAGATTTACGGACAAGTTACATTTAAGAGAACTAACCCCCAGGCTCACTGGGTATTCTTGAATGCAACTTCATAATTTAATAACTAATTAAGAAAGGAGTAGCGTAAATGGCTGCTGCTTTAGGAACATTTAGTGCTCTTACACAGAGCAAACCCTTACGAATAGAAGGACATACTTCGAACGTAGAAGGACCCATACTTTATAAACAATTTATTAAGGTTACTATTGGTGAAACCACAGAAGATGGTGACACTTATGTTATACCTCATCAGTTTGATAAAGTTGAGTTTATCCAGGGCCAACCACTTGATGAAAAGGGAGCTCAAATTCTCTTTGGTACAGTAACTACTGATGCTGGTGCGCATTATGCGGACGCAGCTAGTGTTATCACGGGCGTACAAAGTACAACCGTACAAGCGGCTGGTTCAACTTCATTTGTATTGACCACTTCTGGTTCGGCTATTAATGATGTTTACAACGGATGTTATCTTGATGTCAGATTTGACAATGGAGATATTCAAACTGTAAAGATCACTGATTATGTGGGGGCTACCAAAACTGCTACTATCGATCAAGGACTCGCAAGAGCGGTCGCTGCAACTGGTACCTTCTACACGCTTAAAGGAACTTTATTTACTTGTAACGATGTTGCAGTAACACCCGGTTTACGCTGGGAAGTTACTGGTTCATTTACCAAATAAGGAAGGACCTAATTAATGGCTAACAGACGAAGTAAAGTAATGGATGTGCCTGTAAATCCTGCAATTTTTCCAGGTTTAATCCTGGTTGCAGATACAGTTACCCTTACAGCAACAAAAGTACTTACAGTATCTTTCCCTGCTAAAACTATCATCTCAGTTGTGGCTAGTTCCACTGCTGATACTGATGCCGAGTTAATAGCAATTGCAAGTTCTGTCAGTAATAATGTTGCCACGGTAACTTTTACAGCTACATCAGCTGGTGCATCTAATAAATTCAGTTATATTATATTGGCTTCAGTTACTGAAACTGTAGCTGCTAATACCGTAACAGATGACTTAACAGAAACACCGGTACAATAAAGGAAGAATATGGCTACACCTATACTAAATCAAGTTAGTAAAGACTTAGCCTATAAGTTACAGGACCCCGTTTCGGCGGGGACCGGTAACGGTGTACGTTTAAGCGCCGCTGAGAGATTAAGATATATTATCAGATCTTACAGGCGGCTCTTACGTATGGTGGCTGTGCTATATCCTAACTTGTCACAAAAGATTTTTCAAGACTTCTTTCAAGAACTATCAGGTACATCAACTGGTGGTGGCGTGGTTTCTCCCGCTATCAATTGGTCTGAAATTCATGAAGCATTTGTTAGAGAACCAGGTGATGAAGATTACGTTCGTGCTAACTTCATTTCTCCCGAAGATTACCTCAAGGTAAAACACGAGGAGAATCCATTTTATGCCGGTAACTTAAATACCGACATGTTTTACTGGACCCGTAGATCCAATGACATTTATTTTTTACCAGCTGTTACTCTACAATATGAATTGACTTATCGTTCAGATAAGGCTCAAGATATAGAGGATGGAGGACAAGGCGGAGCCGTAGATTTAGACATATCTACTGAGTATCTAGATTTGTTACTATCATTAGCATGCGTTGAAGCCTATATTGATATAGGACAAGGTGATGTAGCTGGCGCTTATAAGCAAGATGTCAATGAGCAACTACAGTTATTAGCAGGTTTTAGTAATAAAATGGAACAAACAGATGATACTAAAGAAACTTAAGTACGCAATATTTGCTGCCCTTATACTCTTTGCTCTTCCTACAGAAACTACTGCTCAATTTTTTGGCAAGTATCCTACTAATGTAAGGTACCTAGCCGGAGGTTTGAACAATAAGAGACCCTACTTTAAACACCTTAACGCTATATTAAACGATGTTAAAGCATTAGCTACATCTGATAATCCCTATGTATTCTGGTTGTTAAGTGATTCTCTTCAAGTAGCTGATTGGGACTCTGTATATAATGAAGGTTTATCTATGATAGATAGTATCAATAATCATTATGTAGCAGAAGGCAAGATCAAATGGGGTGGATTTGGTACAGGAGGAAGTGGAGGCGGAGTTACATCTCTTACACCTCCAGATGGATTAACAACTCATTATGATTTATGGAAATGGACTCAATCTAATTTAACTAGTTTTTATACTAGAATATCATTGAACCAAGATTCTATAGATCTTAAACTATGGGAACTCATTGTATACACAGATTCAACATATTTGTATATAGAAAATGATACCCTTAAACTACGAACAGCAAGTATTAACTCATTATTAGATCATGATAGACCTGATACTACATTAACAGTTTACTTAGCTGAAGACAATACATTATCAGGTGATAATACATTTAGTGGAGATAATAATGTTACAGGATCTCTTAGAATTCCTGATGGTAATAATGACACGGGTGTTTCGCGTGTGTTTTGGAGCGCTACAAATAAGCCTTACTATTCTGGTAGCGGTGCTGCTGGTGATAGTAGCGAGTTTTTACTTATTAGTACAGACGACGGTGGTCTCCGTAATGACAGCCTTATCACATGGTGGAACCTCAACTCAACGGTAAGAGATAGTATGCAAAATCAAACATGGATTAACTTAGCCCAAGCTGTAAAAGATAGTATACGCTTAGTTTGGGGAGGGCAATATTTTGCTGATTCTGCTGAAGTCATAGCTGCTGCAGTTAATGTATGGTCTCCTATTACCAATACTACCAATAGTTTATGGAATGATGCATTTGATACAGGAGATTTAGTGTTCGATGGAGATTCTATCCAATGTGAAACAGCGGGTTATTATAAAATTGATTATTCATTAAGCTTTATAGGTGCCAATACTGATGTTTGGTATACGGCTATCTTTTTAGAAAATGTTAAGCAAGAGTATGGACAAACTGAAAGAGGTATGTCTGGTACTGATGCTGGTGTTGTGGCAGGAACATGTATTGTATATGCAACTGCTGACGATTGGATATCACTACGAGCTATGAATGATGTTAATAGCAATGATATAACTGTATTAACAGGTAATATAACAGTTAGACGACTATGGTAAAAAAATTATTAATATTATTAACATTAGCCACTAGTTCATTACTTGCTCAAATTACTCTAACAGAAGAATTTACAGCTGGATATAGCGCAGGTTGGACTCATCAAAATGCAGGAGTAGAATGGGATACTACAGATATTATTACAGATGGTTATTTACAGGCTACTGGTGCTACATTACAAGTAAATTATGGCTATTATCAATACTATGCTGATTCATTATCAACGACTAATTCTGATTTTGATGTAAGAGGTTATCTGTGGAAAGATACTGATTTTGGTAATCTAAGTCCTATGCTTGGTATATGGAGTAGTACTAATGAATATCTTGGCATTGGCATATGTAATGTATACCAATTAACTAAAGTTTCTTTAATGGTACGAGATTCTACTGTAGATGGTGAATTTAAATACCTATTTGATACAGGTTTAGCAGTAGATGCTAAAGATTATTTTAGAGTAACATATAGTAGCAGTACAGATAGTATTAAATTTTATTATTGGAATAGTGGTGATTGGATGCAATTAGGCACTACACAATACTGGGATTATGGTGCTATACAATGGAAAGTAGGAACATTTGCTGGAGCATTTAATGCAACAGCTGGAACACCTACTGGAGCTGATAGTCTGTGGATCCAATATAATCCCATTAATCAGTGGGATAATATCATACTAAATTATCCAGATGCAGCTGGTTTAGTTTTTAGAGAAGATTCAGTAATAACAATACATTGGACGGCACCAAGTGATACAGCAATTGATAACACGTATTTGGCATTTAGCACAAATAGCGGGACAGATTGGAGCGATTTTGATACTGTTGCCGTGGCTGATACTAGCGTCTCTTGGACGGTCCCACGACATCAGATCACAACGGGAAAGATTAGGGTGCTCGGCGATAGTCCTACTTATTGGGCTGATTCAAGTGCTAATGATTTTACTATTAATCCATTTTCTGATATAGAGGTTTATGATGTCTCACCCGAAACAACAACTTTTACCGAATCCGGAGGAGTCGATTCAATTTCGGTCCGCTCGCAGTACGTCACTTCATTCGATTTATTTTGGAGTAATGATAGTCTTATTTGGCATACTATTGAACTTAACAATGTGGTCGACACTGTTAATAGTGCTCTCTGGGATAGCACTCTTTATGTTTGGAGTATTGGGTCTACTACGATTACAGGTGGTCCTACATTCTGGATTAAAGCAGAGGAAAGCAGAGATACCTCATCAACTCAAGATTTAGTTAATGAAGGTGAAGGACTAAACAAATTAGGTAGTCTATTCTGTATGAATGTAACAGGAAGTTATTTAGTATCTGACTGTGCATCTGGTACGGTTGATTTAAGTCCTTCTGATGGTATTGTAAATGCATTTAGTTATTATGATCCATCATGCGGATGGTCTAATGTAACACATAGATTATATTGGCATGAGATTGCAATAACTGATACCAATAGTTGGACTATAGCATATAGCAATCAATTTAATACATTAACATTTGATAGACGACAATGTGTTACGACAGAGACGATACAATATCCTATACAATCACAATATCAAATTGTTATACTTAATTCAGCCGGAGATGATTCTTTAGTAATAACAAGAGCAGATGCAACTAGTGCTCATAATGATTCATTATTATATAATGGTTGGTGGTACTCATTCTTGACAGATGGTACAAATTTTTATGTCATGGGTAGAGCAACTAATACGGCTGTATATGACACAATAATGAATTATACAGATAGAACAGGCACTACTACTGTTTCTATGTCACAAGATCAAGCTGATCATAGATTGGCTATATTACATTTTCCAATAGATGTAGTCATCGCAAGAGCAGATAGTAACGTAGGTAATAGCTATTATGTTACTTCAGATTTAACCACCATGAAAGATTATGCCGATAGTTTAGGTTTCATAGCCAAGATAATGGTAGGAGACGAAGGTAGACAACAGAGCATGTACTATGTAACATCATGGGAGCCTGCTCCTGATAATAATAACTTAGCAGAAGACGTGTATAGCACTACCCTCAGCTTTACAATGACTCGTAATTATTTTAGAGGGATACATCCGAAAATTAACAAGGATTAAACAAAATGAAACGATTACTTTTTAGTTTATTATTGGGATTAGGTTTAATGATAGGCATGACATATGCACAACCTGAACCAAATTCATATACTTTAACTTTAACAACTGGCCAAACATCTACGGATTCTATAAGAATACCAGGTGGTATGGTACCTGTCGCAGTACATACATTAGATATTACTAATGCAACTAGTTTTACAATTAAGATTTCATATGATAGGTCACCCACTACCTGGCTGACTATCTTAGAGCTTGGAGAAGCAACTGATTATACAGTTTCTATTGCGGATTCATCTATAGCACCGCTTAATGCTAATACTATTATGCCAATCCTAGGTGAATCAGGTAGTAATAATAATGATTATGTATGGTTAAAATTAGGAGACATAACAGCAGAAGCTGCAGATAAAGTCTTTGTTCTAGAATGTAGATATATCTAATAGGAGCACCTATGTTTAAAAGAATATTATGTAGCACACTACTTTTAGTTGGGCTTACAAATGCACAGTCATGGGAAAGTGATTATTGGTGGATACATACATTTGGTAGTTCTATATATAGTGGCCAAGAAAAAAATCTATGGGCTATTGACTTTAATGGCATAGATGAATACGCTTCTAACAGTTCACCAGTAAACTTAGACTTAAATGATACTTTACGTATTGCAGATTCCGGAAAAGATTCTGATTTTGAAGATGGTGATACAACTAATTGGACAGGCAACGGTAACCACACTATAGATACTTCATCTACAAACAATGGTGGTAGTTATGGTGGGGTGATTGTTAGTGATACGACTGAATCTATAGCTGCTCTAAACGATAGAGATTTTTCAAGTGGTAATATCGGTAATTGGGTTGTATTAACTGGTGGTGGTTCAAATGGTACTGTGACTTATGATGGTACTAATCCAGGGGCAGAAAAAGTTGGTAAAATTACTGTTGGTTCGGTTGTGGGAACTCGTCTTGCGGCGAGACTTTTAGATGCCTACCTATTAGAGATGATACCAGGAGAAACTTATACGATAACCGCACAGCTTTATCTGGAAACAGGAGAATCGTTTACAGCCGTACAGATAATGTATGATGATGGCACCAGCATAACTGGTTATTCGGCAGATTATTCAGGGCAAGGCCAAGGTTCGTGGTTTGAAGCTACGTTCACCGACGTTTGCGAATCAAATTCGGGGAAACTAATAGGAATTTGGACAGAAGGTGGTGCAGAGGGTGATATATTATATTTTGATGATGTTTCTGTATATAAAACTCCAGTGGGCGATGCAACAACCAACTACACCTCACTACCAGCAGCTGATTTCACAGCATTAGAACACGGTAAGAAATATACTTGGCAGATGGATGCTAATAGTGAGGGAATAAAGGGAAGTGAGTTAATTACAAATGGTGACTTTAGTGACTACACAGGTTGGGCTTGGGTTGGAGGTGCTGATACTACTTATTGGGATAGAACAGGTGGTGAATTTGAAAGTCTAAAAGATGGTGCTTATAGCAATAATACTATTGAGCAAACTATACTGACAGCAGATTTATGGTATGAACTTACCTTTGATTTAACTCTTGTTGGTGGAGAGGGGGGATGGTATGAAGGTAGTGCTGGACAAGCTACTGCATTTTATAGCAATGGAACTCATACTCACGTATTTCAATCAGCTGGTACTTTTCTAAGACCCTACGCCACTCTTACAGGGGTAGTGTTTGATAACGTATCGCTCAAACAAGTAACCCCCCCAGACTTAGAACTTGTAGTAGGAGACAGTAGCAAAACATTCAGTGATGTTGACCCATCAGCATTTGAAACCTTAGTGTGGAATTTTGAGTGGGATACTACTGGTAACCCAACACCTGATTTACAGATGTACCTCAACCAACCAGATACAGTATATATAGACAATATGGATGTGAGTCAGGCTTATGATTTTGCTGTAATAGGGTGGTTTAATCCTGCGAATGTAGCAACTACTTATAGATTATTTTCTTATAGGTCACTTAGTGAACTCGCACAGTGGGATTTTTATTATGCCTCTGGCGATTTACGAGCTTTTATAAATGGGACTACTTATAATCCATCAAGTACAAATGACCCAGTATTGAATCAATGGGATTTATTTTATCTGTCTATTGACAGAACAGATAGTATGTATTTTGATTTATACCCAAGAACTGGGAATGGTTGGGATATAACTGAAATTGGTACAATAAGAAGTTCAATAACTCCGTTACAGATAGGTGCTTTTAACAACGCGAGTGAATTTAATGGCTTAATAGGCGAGCTACAATTTATAAGATTTGATAATATAGAAGATGCAGGATTTGGTGATAGTGATGTACTAACTAATTATAACAATGGTACTAAAGGCAAGAATATGACTGGCAGTTATACAGGTGGGACTATTGTTGGATGGTGGAAGTGGAAAGGGAATACTAATGCTTTATTCTTAGGAGATGAAACAACTAACAATGATTTAACAGGAGTTAATGCTACACAAGCAGATGACCAATATAAAGCCAAAGGAGGCTATAAATAATGAAGAAAATACTATTAAGTTTTTTGCTGCTTACTGGATTAGCATTACCTCAAGTTTCACTTGACTCAGCTGCAGCTAAATATACCAATGCTGATGTTCTTGAATTATGGGGTAGAGCAACATTTGTTGAAACTCCTAGTGCAGGACAATATGATATTGGTTTTATTATGGGCAATGGTAGGGAAAATCTAAGCTTTGCACCAATGGGCAGTTATACTTGGAATAATAGCTTAAAGCAATTAACTTGGGTGACAGAGCTTGCTAATGTACGCCTAGGAAGCAAACTCTATTTTGCTCCACAGATTATACCTGAAAATGTAAAATCTAAGGTTGTCATTACGGGTGAAGTAGGTTGGTTAGATGATATCTATCAAGAACCTTACATAGAATGGAATTTACCACGACAATTAATAGGGGAAATTGATTCTACAGTTACATTTGAATGGAATGTATCAGGTAATACTATAACATATGAATGGTTTAGACGTACTGTAAATGTTGATAGTACAGTTGGATATTTATATGACTCACTTGGTGTAGTTATAGACTCATTTTATACATATGATTATTCTTGGAATGATCCTGTAAAAATTAATGGACAAACACAAGCTTCTTTTGTATCTCCACCATTACAATGGGGTTGGGATGGTATGAAAGTATTTAGTATTGCTACCGGTTCTATAGGTGATCCTATAACATCAAGACAATGTCTACTTAGAATAATAGGTGGAAAATTTAACTATTTAAGACCCGTAGGTGACTAATGCCCACACAAATTGTAAACATAAGTAATAATGAAGCTATCGGAGAGGTAGCACTTAAATGCGGAGATCCTTGGTTTAAGGACTTCCCTCGTAATATATACTCCCAAGCAGTATATAGAGCCGAGAGGGCTATAGCTAAACTCTATGGAGTTATGGAACGTAGTGTAACCATTACCAATGATGATACTGGTACATCACCAATAGTTATTGAGCCCTTAAATTTTAATGGCGCTTGGAGAATCACAGTTACACCTGATGGTGGGACTGAGACATTATATGAAGAAGTAAGTTTAGAAAAGGTTTTAGATAATGCCAATAGTTCTACCGCATCCACTAATTATTTTTACCATATACTTTTTAATGCTAATCAGCGTGAGCTTTATTATACTTTCCCTGAGCTTGATGATGAGATTACGATCTACTATACATCATCTATCGCAGGTGAAGAAGATTATGAAGAGCTTGATGATGAGGGAAACCTCCAAGCAATACCTGTGCTCCCAAACAAGTACTTTGAAGAAACCGTGCGACAAGCTGTCAGATATATGGCAAAACTTGGTCTTGCACAATTCGAAGGATTAAAAGCTCAGAAGTATGGTAGAGTATTACAAGTATATACACGTAAAAGAGATGAGGTTGAAGAACGTCACTTAGAGCGTTCAAGACCCTGGATTGAAGTAACACCATGGTACCCAGTTTAATATGCCAAAGATTACATTAAAAGATTTTAAGGGTATCTATTCTAATGCTGATGAAAATGATAATCAATTAGAATTAGTAATAGATAGCAAGAATTTTAAACATAGGCCAGGTTATCTAGAGATAGATCCTAGAAACTTGACAGACGTACTACCTTATACAGGTAATGCTTTTGGATTGCCAGATCCTAATGGTGATTTTGCAGCTCATACATGGACGTATGAAACAGGTATTTATACAACATTGAGTTCTGATATCTTAACTACACAGGATAATCCTACTCCCTCCAAACATGATGTCTTGGTACTTATCGCAAAAGCAACAGACAGCGGTACTTATCATAGGTTAGTATACTTATATGACATTACAGAAGGAGGGCCGATATGGTATGAAATGTCCAAAAATGGAAACTATAGCGCGGGTATTATTGATATTCATAATCATGATGGGAGCTCATTTGACAACTCTCTTTTTTCAACCACTATTGATGGCACCGTTCATTTTCAGGTGGAAGATGGAAGACTCAAACTTTATTTCCCGCACGACACTTTCTGGTTGGGAAAGATTGATAGAAAAATTTGGACTGCTGATGTTAGCACTTCTGCTACTCATTTTGATTATGAAGGTGATTATTGGTATATAGATAGGATAACAGATGTATGGAATCATAGCAAACAATTTATTAACTTTAATGGATCATTAAACATACCACAAGTTCCCTATCCTGATCTACCAAGTTATACTACTTTAGCCACGTCACGTGCTTATGGCGGCGTAACAGGTAATGAAGCTTTTGATAGGCGTCTTGGTATCATATATGACTACGAATTGAATACAGATCAAACTTCTGTAGTAGGTGGTAGAGATATTACTATTGGTACACCTATTGATGAATTAGGTAGGTGGGAGCCAGCATTGGGTAATGTAAAAGCATTAAGAGTTAATATTACAGATACAGATACAGGAGTAGGTGTAAATAATCCAGATCTGCCATATCCAGATATACCTAATATTTGGTTATGGACTATTGATGCTACTCGCACAGGTGTCTCAGGTGGTAATCCACCAGGAGACATACCGTTGGCACCAGGAGATTTAGCTAATACATATATACATTTTACTGGTAAACAGGGAGAAGTTTTTAGATTAGCAAATGGTAATGCATGGTCCACAGTAGGTAGTTATGTAGCGGCCACTCCAGGCACAGATAAGATGTGGATACAATGGCCTACTGGTTCAGGTTATGCAACAATAAATATGCCTGACCCAGCATTTTCTATTTCAATAGCTGACTTGTATGCAGTTGGTATTGAATATGGTGGTGATCTAGAAATAGGAGATATTGGTTGGTTAACTACCGATGACAAATTTTCTATTGCTATTACTATGGTATTAGATGAAAGAGAAGAGATTTTAACAAGCGTACATAATTATGAAGTTACGCCAACAGATAAGTATGGCATTAAGATTAACAATATTAAAATACCTCATGATATTAATAAGAGACTTACTAGAATAAGATTCTACCATTCTATAAAAGATGAGGCTGATTATGAAATGGTTAAGGAGTTTAATCTGCTTAGTCCCGAATCAGCTGTAGAAGATTTTGAATTTACACAAGAAGATTATGATGGAAATTTACTAGCTGCTAATATAGGGTTCTTAATAGACTATTGGGAATTCCCTAGTGACTATCAACTTATCAATGGTTTTAAAGACTTTGTAACAGAAAGCGGGATTTCAATTGGTATTAGTTCACGTGATGAA